GGCAGCTCGGCAGCTCGGCAGCTCGGCAGCTCGGCAGCTCGGCAGCTCGGCAGCTCGGCAGCATACAACGCTACTACATTATTAACCTAGGGTCCTTCCAGCCTAAAGGCTTGCGAGGTGTTTCAGATCGCAGCGTTCGGCCAGGCACAGCCAAAAAAAGTACTTTGAGTACAGAAAGCAATACGGCCTCTTAAGCCCCGAAAATGGCAAAAACGGGACATAATACCACAAATTGTCAAGCCTTAGGCTAAACAGTATCGTTTTATTGCGCTAACCTCGCTACATGGCACTTATTTCCCGAGCTGAAGCAGCACGCTGTTTAGGCGTTACGGGCGCAGCGGTCTACGCAGCGGTCAAGGCAGGGCGCCTCGGCACAGTCCTCAATACGGTTGGTGATGTATGCGTAGACAGCACGACAATGCGTGAGGAGTGGTCCCGCAACACACAAAGGCGCATCGGCGTTGGTCCGCGCCTTGACCCGCCACCACAAAACCGCAGCGCTGGTACGCCCCTTCGCCCCGCTGCCGAACGCATGGCCCCCCAACCCGCCAGATCCGAGCGCCTTAGCCGTACCACCGAAAGCATCCCCGACTACGACGAAAGCCGCGCCCGCACCGAATACCTAAAAGCAGAGCTACTTGAACTAGACCGTCGCCAAAAAGAAGGAACTCTCGTATCCGCAGCCGAAGTCGAAGCCACCTGGACCGAAATAATCACACGCGCCCGTACCCGAATCATGGGAATACCCACCAAAGCTAAGCAACGAATCCCCGACCTAGACGTAGACGCCATAAGCATCCTTGATTCCATCGTGCGCGAGTGCCTAGAAGAACTAAGTGGCGAGGCCCCCACACCCGACGAAAGCTAAGCTCCCCAACAACCTCATTCCTACGCTGCCACGCAAACTTATGCCCACCCTCCTAGACCTAAAAACCAGCGCCTACCTAGCGTTCAAACCCCTCCGCAACATCACCCTTAGCGAGTGGGCCGACGAAAACGCCTTCCTTAGTGCCGAATCCAGCGCCGAGGCTGGTCCGTGGAAAACACTCCCCTACCAAAAGGGCATCCTCGACGCCCTAACCGACCCCAAAATCGAACACGTAACCGTAATGAAATCGGCGCGTGTTGGCTACACTAAATGCTTGAACCATTGCGTTGCGTACCATATCCACCAAGATCCGGCACCCATCATGGTGGTGCTGCCGACCATTGAAGACGCGCAGGGCCATTCCAAGGAGGAGATCGCGCCAATGCTGCGCGACACCCCCTGCCTGCGCGGCCTAGTCAGCGAAGCCAAAGCCAAGGACGGCGCCAACACCATCCTTCAAAAGCAGTTTCCGGGTGGCACGCTCAGCCTGGTCGGCGCCAACTCACCCCGAGGCTTCCGCCGCGTAAGCCGCCGTGTCGTCCTCTTTGACGAAATCGACGGCTACCCCACCTCCGCTGGCCCGGAAGGCGACCAAATCAAACTCGGTATCCGACGAACCGAATACTACTGGAACCGCAAAATCGTTAGCGGCTCCACCCCCACCGTCAAGGACTTCAGCCGCGTAGAACGCCTCTACCTAGAGACAGATCAACGCCGCTACTTCGTGCCATGCCCCGAGTGCAACCACTACCAATACCTACGGTGGCCAAACATCACCTGGCACGACAACGATCCTGCCACCGCCACCTACAAGTGCGAAAGCTGCTCCACCCTCGTCCCCCACTCCAAAAAGCGATGGATGGTGGAACGTGGCGAATGGCGTGCCACCGCCCCCGGCAACGGCAAGCACATCGGCTTCCACATCTGGGCCGCCTACTCCTACTCCCCCAACGCCTCCTGGCCCCAACTCGTCGAAGAATTCCTAGCCTCCCGCTCCAACCCCGAAGCCCTAAAAACATTCGTCAACACCGTCCTAGGCGAAACATGGGAAGACGAATACGCCTCCAAGGTTGGTGCGGACTTCCTGCTGGAACGCGCCAGTAAGGAGACTTACGCCCAGCACAAGCCCCCAGCTGACGCCCTAGCCCTAACCATCGGCTGCGACACCCAGGACGACCACCTAAGCCTCTCTGTGTGGGCCTGGGGCCGCGACGAGGAAGGCTGGCTAATTGATCGCGTAAAGCTGTACGGCAGCCCCAGTCGCTCTGAGGTCTGGACCCAACTTGACGAAATCCTGGCCACGCCCTACACCAACGAAGCCGACGAGCCCCTCAAGGTGCTGTGCTGCGCCATTGACTCCGGCGGCCACCACACCCAAGAGGTCTACCAATACGCCCGCGAACGCGCCCACCTAGGCGTAATCGCCATCAAAGGCGCCAACACAAAAGGCAAACCCCCCTTAGGCAAAGCAACCAAAGTAGACATCAACTTCAAAGGCAAAGCCCTCAAACGCGGCGCCTCCTTATTCCCCGTAGGCGTAGACGGCATAAAATCCCTCCTTTTCGGCCGCCTAAAGCACAGCGACCCCGGCCCCGGCTACCTCCACTTCTATCCCACAGTCACCCCCGAATACTTTGAAGAACTGACCGCCGAGAAACAAATCCTTCGCTTCCGCAACGGCTTCCCCGAACGCATCTGGGTAAAGAAAAGCCAATCCCGCAACGAAGCCCTGGACGAACTCAACTACGCCTACGCCGCCCTCCACCGCCTCTATCAGCGCTACGACCGCCGCACCATCTGGGACCAACTAGAACGCGCCGCCCACTCCACCCCTGGCACGCCCCTAAGCCCCGTCGCACCCACACCCCCTACCCCCACCACCCCCGCCCGCCGCAACTTCGTCAACCGCTGGTAAGCCCCTACGCACCCCCGCCCCCTCGCTGCCTAGCTGCCTAGCCGCTTAGCGTCCTACCGCCTAGCGGCTAGGCTCTTACTACACGCCCAAAGCACTTACAACGACGGTGAACATTCCCTCCGCAATCACGGCTGGTACGACCGTCACATGGGACGACCTACCCACAACCAACAACTTGGGTAACCCCATCGCACCAACCACACACACGCTTACCTACTACTTACGCTTCAACGAAGTATTTGAAGCCGTAACCGCAGCATCTACGCCGTCCGGTTCCGCCTGGCGTACCACCCTCACCTCCGGCGTATCCACCGGCATGAACGCCGGTACGTGGTACTTCAGCGCCCTAGCCACATCCCTTAGCGACTCCTCCGTAACCGAACTCGGCCGAGGCAGCATCACCGTCAGCGCCTCCCTTGCCTACGCCGGAAACGCCGCCGCCTACGACGGACGCAGCCAAGCCCAAAAAGACCTAGAAGCCGTACAACTCGCAATCCGCACCCTACTTAACGGCGGAAGCGTAAAGGAGTACCGCATCGGCCAACGCAGCATCAAACGCTACGACCTAGCCGAACTAATCGCCCTTGAAGCCAAACTCAAAGCCGACGTAAAGTTGGAACAAGCCGCTGAACTATCAGCAAACGGCTTAGGCAACCCCCGTAACATGTTCGTACGCTTCAACTAAGCCATGGGAATCCGCACACGCCTGCTACGTGCCATCGGCTTAGCGCCCCGCACCCTCCCCGCCGCCCCGCCGCTGGCCCGCCGCCAATACCAGGGCGCCCTGATCTCGCGCCTCACCTCCGACTGGCTCGCCACCCAAGCCAGCGCCGACGCCGAAATCCGCACCAGCCTATCGAAACTGCGCGACCGCTCCCGCGAACTCGTCCGCAACAATCCCTACGCCAAACAAGCCAAACGCACCACCCAAATCAACGTCGTCGGCCCCGGCATCCAACTCCAGAGCCAAGTCCTCCAGCTGCGCGGCAACAAACGCGACGAGCGCATCAACAAACTCATCGAAGCCAAGTGGGACTTGTGGTGCCGGCGTGGTACGTGCGACGTAGCCGGCCGCTACAACTTCCACCAATTCCTCTGGCTCACCGCTGGCGCACTCCCCGAATCCGGCGAGGCCATCTTCCGCATCGTCCGTCGCAGCTTCGGTGGCTCCAAAGTCCCCATGGCCCTCCAGATGATCGAAAGCGATCAGCTTGACGAAGCCTATGCCGGTCCCGTCTCCGCAGCAGGCAACGAGTGGCGCAACGGCGTCGAAGTGGACGAATGGGGCCGCCCCCTCCGCTACGCAATCCTTAGCCGCCACCCCGGCGATGCCTGGTTCCAAAACACCGCCCCCGCCACCACAAAGCACATCTTCCTGCCCGCCAAGGACATCATCCACATCTTCCTACCCGAGCGTCCCGGCCAGAACAGGGGCGTCCCATGGTTCCACCCCGTCATGGCCGACACCCACCAACTGCAGGGCTACGAGGAAGCCGCCGTGGTCCGCGCCCGCGCTGGTGCGTCCCTCATGGGCTTCATCACCAACAACGACGGCGAACTCCACCCCGACGCCGTAGAAAACAACCAACGCATCAGCGAGTTTGAACCCGGCACCTTCAAGTACCTAAGCCCCGGAGAGAACGTCACCGTACCCAACATCGACGCCCCCGACCAGCAGTTTGAAATGTTCGTGCGCAACAAAGTGCGCCGCTTCGCCGCTGGCTTCGGCTGCTCCTATGAAACCATCAGCCGCGACTTCTCCGACACCTCCTATTCCAGCGCCCGCACCAGCACCCTCGAAGACCGCGAGCACTGGCGCGTCATTCAGGACTACCTAATCGAAGCCTTCGTCTCCCGCGTCTTCCGCGAATGGCTAAGCCTTGCCGTCCTCGCATCCGAGCTGCCCTTTACCGACTACGAACTCCGGCCCGAGCGCTACGACTCCCCGCGCTGGCAACCACGCGGCTGGACCTGGGTTGACCCCCTAAAAGAAGTAAAAGCCTATCGAGAAGCCGAACAAGCTGGCTACATCACAAAGTCCCAAATCATCGCCATGAACGGCGGCGATTACGACACCAACGTAGCCGAAACTGCACGCGAAAAGCAGGTCGCCGCCGAAGCCGGCGTGGTCTACGACCGCGACATCATCGACCCCATGGCCCTATCCGCTGGCACGCCCCCCACACCCCCACAAGCCAACGAAACGGCGCCACCTACAGACACCGCCCCCGTGGGGCGTACCCGCCGCAAAGCATCACAACCCAAACGTGACAACATGGACGAAGCACAGCAATCCGCTGAGGATCAATGAACACAAAGCCCACTGAGGCGATGCAGGCGGAAGCCACGCGCTACCGCGCCTGGAAACGCGAGGGCCGTGCCGGCGGTACCGACGTAGCCGCAACCCGCGCCTCCCAGATCCTCTCCGGCGACCCCCTCAGCCCAGCGCTGGTACGTGTAATGAGCGCCTGGTTCGCTCGCCACGAAGTCGATAAGCGTGCCACCGGCTTCCGCCCCGGCGAAGACGGCTACCCCTCCCCCGGCCGCGTCGCTTGGGCCGCCTGGGGTGGCGACCCCGGTAAGACATGGAGTGATGCGATTGTGAGGCAAATGGACAACGAAGCAGCTAAGGAATCCGACCGTCAGGCGCCTGCCCCCACGGACTTGCGGGAGCTGCCAGCCGACAGCACCGCTGTCCAGGCCGCCCTCTACGAAGCCTACGAGGAGGTGGCCGACGAATTGGGCGCCTTCGACCAGGGCAGCGGCGCCCACGGCTCCCACTACATGCCCAATAGCCCATTCGCCTCAGCTGGCCTTGTCTGCGCCAACTGTGCCTTCTACGCGGGTGCCCGCGCCTGCGAAATCGTGGAAGGCGACATCGATCCGGCCGGCCTGTGCAAGTTCTGGATCATCCCCGAACGCCTCGTCTCCGAATCCCCCGAAACCGAAGCTGGCCGCCCCTTCCCCCAGGAACACGCCGCCCGCCTCCGCGATCCCTCCCAATACGACACCTTCCGCCGCCGCAACAACGCCGCCGGTAAGGGGGTGGACTTCATCTTCGGCATCAAAACAGGCCAATCTGGCGCCGACCTCCAAGCCATCCGCTTCCGCCTGAGCGAGTACACCGCCGAGCAAGCCAGGAAGTGGCTAAGTGACCACGACTACACGCCAATCGCTTTTGAGAAAGCCACCGGAGACAGGACCATGCCAACTACCCCCGAACTCAGCAACCTCACCCGTACCGAAGTGACGGCGTTCAGCCCTAGCTCCGACCGCTCATTCACCTTCCCATTTAGCTCCGAGTACCCCGTGGCCCGTTACTTCGGCAACGAAGTCCTTAGCCACCAAGCCGATTCTGCCGACCTGGCACGCCTCAACAGTGGCGCTCCCCTCCTGTTCAACCACAACCCCGACAAAGTTGTAGGTGTGGTGGAACGCGCCTGGATTGACGAACAAACCAAGCGCGGCCACGTAAGCGTCCGCTTTAGCCGCAACGCCTTCGCCACCGAAGTCCTAACCGACGTAAAAGACGAGATCCTAAGGGGCATTAGCTTCGGCTACTCCATCGACAAAATGGAACAACGCGCCGAAGACTTCGTGGCCACTAAATGGACACCGCACGAAATTAGCGTCGTTTCAATTCCGGCCGACCCCACCGTAGGTATCGGCCGCTCCCTGCTTACCGCCGAACAACAAAACCTACCCGTACTCACCGAACCTATGCAACCCCCAGCACCTACTATTGAGAACGAATCCCCCGCTGTGCGGGATCAAAGCCAAGCGGTCACCCCCGCATCTACCCCCACCGAATCGATGGACAACACCCCTGATCTGGAGGTGATCCGGTCCAAGGCCGCTGAGGCTGAGCGCACCCGGATTGCCTCAATCACCGCCCTCGGCGAACGCCATGGCCTCGCCGACCTCGCCCGCGAACTGATCGATGGCAACCGCAGCCTCGATGAAGCCCGCGCCGCCGTACTTGAAAAAATCAGCGCTACTGCCGTGCCTACTACCCGCTCTGCTGACCTGACCTCCAACGACGTCGGCCTCAGCGACAAGGAAATCAAACAGTTCTCGTTTGTTCGCGCCCTCAACTTCCTCGCCAATCCTGGCGACGCCGCTGCCCGCCGCTCGGCCGACTTTGAGATCGAAGTCGGCAACGCCGCCGCCAAGCAGTACGAACGCTCCAGCAACGGCATCGTCGTCCCCAACGAGGTGCTGCGCCGTGACCTGACTGCTGGCCTGCCCTCCGCAGGCGGCAACCTCGTCGCCGACCAACTGCTGAGCGGCTCCTTCATCGACCTGCTCCGCAACCGCCTGGCCCTCGCCAACGCTGGCGTGACCATGCTGACCGGCCTCCAAGGCAACATCAGCATCCCCCGGCAATCCTCGGCCAGCACCGCCTACTGGGTCGGCGAAAACGCCTCGCCCACCGAATCGCAACAGGCGATCGATCAGGTCAACATGACCCCCAAAACGATCGGCGCCTTCGTTGACTACTCCCGCCGCCTGCTGCTGCAGAGCAGCATCGACGTCGAAGCGATGGTCCGCAACGACCTCACCCGCGTCATTGCCCTGGAGCTAGATCGCGTCGGCATCTACGGCACCGGCAGCAGCAACCAGCCCCTCGGCCTGGTCAACACCACCGGCATCGGCAGCCAGACCATCACCACCTACGGCACCTTTGAGGAGTACATCGGGATGGAAACCGATGTCGCCGTGGCCAACGCCGACGCCGGCTCCATGCGTTACATCGTCAACGCATCTGCCCGTGGCGCCCTCAAGTTCACCGCCAAGTCGGCATCTGCCGTCGCTGCCGGTTTCGTCTACGAAAACGACGAAATCAACGGCTACCCCGCCATCGTCAGCAACCAACTGCAGAGCAACGACGCTCTGTTCGGTGACTTCTCCATGATGATCATGGGCATGTGGTCTGGCCTCGACCTGACCGTGGACCCCTATGCCGGCGCCACCGCTGGTACGGTTCGTATCATCGCTCTGCAGGACGTCGATCTGGCCGTCAAACAGCCTGGTGCGTTCTGCTACGGCACCTGAGCCTGAGCAGTCCCATCGCCCCTGACTCATGCTCGTAACAGTGCTCAGGCAAACGATGGTCGCAGGAGAGCCGGTTAACGCCGGCTCCACCCTCGACCTTCCCGCCGACACCGCCACCCTCCTAATCGGCATCGGCAAGGCCACTAAGGCGGAAGTGGCCCAGCCGCCCGAAGCCGAACCCACGCCGCCTACGACTCCCCAACCCGAACCGGAAGCCGCCCCGGCCAAACCCGTACGCACCGTCCGCAAACCCGCCAGCTAAGGGCTAAGCCCCCTCGCTGCCTAGCCTCGTACCACGCAAACCCTGTGAGCTAAGCCATGTCCATCCTGTCCACCGGCCTGGAGAAACTCCAGCACTTCGCACTGGCCCCCACGGCTGTGCGGACCACCAACCTCGACGGCACCGCCGTTGACCTCAACGACTACGAAGGCGACATCGTGGTGATTCTGGATGTTGCCAGCGGCGGCACCTCCACCCTCGACGTCAAAATCCAGAGCGCCGACACCTCTGGCGGCTCCTACTCCGACGTCACCACCGCTTTCTTCCGCGCTGGTGCGGAAGTCGCATCGGCCGCCGTCGCCTTCGCGCAGGCCAGCACCACCGCCTCCAAGCAGTTCCTCGTCTTCCCCAAAGGCGCTGCCAAGCGGTGGATCAAAGCGGTCAGCACCACCTCCTCCTCCTCCCACACCTACAGCATCAACGCCGTGGGCGTTAAGAAGTACGTCTGAGCTACCTAGCTCAGCGAAGCCACCCCGCCCCAGGCCCACCGTCTGGGGCTTTCCTATAGCTGGACACCGCCATGGCTTTCGACGAAGACCTCGACATCTACCTAGCCGACTTTGGCGTACCCGTAACCTCCGGCTCAAAGCGCGGCCTAGGCATCCTCGACATGCCATCCCAGATTGTCGCCGATGGCGTAGTCCTCACCACCGACTACGCCCTCACCTGCCTAGCTTCCATCTTCGGCACCCTAAGCTACAACGATTCTGTAACCGTAGACGGTGTTGCCTATACAGTCAGGGAATCTATGCGCCTAGACGACGGAAAGTTTTGCACCCTCATGCTTACACGCACCTGAGCTTATGGACTACGAAACTAAGGCCAAGTGGGGTAAGGTCCGCCTAGCACTTGAGGCAGCGGGCAAAACAGACTGCCACATCTACAAACGCTCCGTAGCCATTACCGAAAACAAGTCCGACCCTGGCCCGTTCCCTAAACGCCGATGAGCACCAAACGCGAGCGCATCCTACAGGCCTTTGCCACCGCCCTAGTCGGCACGACGGGCGTTGGTACGCGCATCTACCGCAACAGGGTTGAGCCCTTCCCCCGCGAAGAATCCCCCGCGATCGTCATTGTCCCCTTCAAGGACACCCCCGCCCAGAACACCTCCCTCCCCTTCCTCGACTGGACATTCCGCGTCCGCTTTGTCGTAGTGAGCCGCGCCAACGTCGCCGATCAGGCAGCCGACCCAACCATCAGCTCCATGCACGCCAAACTGGTCGCCGACCTCACCCTTGGCGGCCTCGTTATTGATGTCCAGCCTGCCCCAGTAGACTTTGAATTCGTTGAGGCAGATACTCCCGCTGGCGTAATCACCTGCGAGTACATCATCAAGTACCGCACAACCGTAAGCTCACTCGACACCTAAGTTATGGCGCGTCAAGCATCCCCAGCTTCCCCCGACGAAGCCCCCACCGCTCCCCAGCCCCCCGTGGCCCCAGCCCCACCTACCGACGAGGCTGAGTCCTCCAACCCCTCAGTGCCTACGGTGGATGCGTACCACGGACAAGGCGGAACTTACCTGCTCGATCCCGAGACAGGGGTACGCACCCTGATCGAACAGACAGCCCCTGCTCTCCCCACCTCCTGATAGGTAACCACCCATGGCCCTCCTTACTCGCAAGCGCCTCATTCTCCTCAAAAAGGAGTCCACCTACGGCACCGACATCACGCCCGCTGGCACCGATGCCGTGCTGGTGCGTGACCTGAGCGTGACGCCGATGCAGTCAGATGTGGTGAGCCGCGATCTCGTCCGCGCTTACCTGGGCGCCTCCGAGCAGCTGCTGGCCAATACCCGCGTGGAGTGCCAATTCACCGTGGAACTCGCCGGTTCCGGCACCGCTGGTACGGCCCCCCGCTACGGCGCAGCCCTCCAAGCCTGCGGCCTTAGCGAAACCATCGTCGCCTCTACCTCAGTCACTTACGCCCCCGTAAGCGCGAGCTTCTCCAGCGTAACCATCTATTACAACCTCGACGGCGTTCTGCATAAGGTCACGGGTGCCCGTGGCACGTTCACCCTCAACGCAGAAGTCGGGCAGATCCCCACCATCCAATTCACCCTGGTCGGCATCTACAACGCCCCCACCGACACCGCTGCCCCCTCGGTCACCTACTCCAACCAAGCCACCCCGCTCATCTTCAAACAGGGCAACACTTCTGCCTTCCAACTGTTCTCCTACGCGGGCTGTCTCCAATCCGTCAGCTTCGACGTTGGCAACACTACCGTCTACCGCGAACTGGTCGGCTGCTCTAGGGAGGTGCTGATTACGCAGCGGGCATCCACCGGCACCGCGATGATCGAAATGCCGACCATCGCCACGAAGGACTACTTCGCCGCCGCCCTGGCCGATGGCACGACCGGCAACCTCACCTTCCAGCACGGCCCAGCCAACAACCGCGTCACCTTCAACGTCCCCCGCGCCGACCTCGGCGATCCCTCTTACGGCGATCAGGACGGCGTGGCCATGCTCAACCTTCCCTACACCGCCGTCCCCAGCTCCACCGGCAACGACGAAGTAAGCCTGGCCTACACCTAAGCTGGCGTGGCAGCTAAGCCCCCTCGCCGCTTAGCTGCCTAGCCCCCTAACTGCCCCGCCACTTAGCCGCCATGCCCCACAAAGGCTTGGCGGCTTCTCAACGTCACACCTATACTACTTACGCATTACGTCTTCCAGCTAATGGCCTACGTCCGCAAGAAGCCCACCTCTTTCAAGTGGCCCGTAATCGTCAAAGATCCTGTTGACGGAGGCGACTTTGAGGAATCGACCTTCACCGCTACGTTCAAGCGGATGGGCCGTGCCGAGTTTTCGGGCCTGGCCGACAAGGGCGATGCCGCGCTGATCGAGAAGCTGCTGCTCGGCTGGTCCGACATCAACGACGAAGACGGCAAACCCGTTCCCTTCACCAAGGAAAACCTCAAGGCCCAATGCGACGACGGCTACTGGATGCGAGCCGTGATCAGTGCCTACTCCTCCACCTTTGATGGAGCCCGAGCGGGAAACTGAGAGAGGCCGCCATCTACTGGGCAGGCGGCAGTAAGCGAGTAGAGGATCAGACACAGGACGATGCGCGGGCCTTCGGCATCGTCCTGCCTAAGCCGGAAACGCCACCCGATCCCGATGCGGACAACTTTGTTGTCTGGGACGAAAACTGGGATACGGTGATGATGTTTCTGCGTATGCAGACGCAGTGGACCGTATCCATGGCGGGCTACGTCGGCCTACGCTACGACGTACTACTTCATGCTGGTGGCCTTTTCGACCTATACTGCGTAGAGGACCGCCGTTCGATGCTGGAGGGGCTGCAGATCATGGAGACAGCCGCTCTCAGCGTCTTCGCTAAGTCGGAGGAAGACTAAGTGGCTGCTCCGCAGGTAAATGATATTTTCGTACGCCTAAAAACGCAAGGTTTTGAAGGCATAGACAAGATCAAAGGCTCGTTCAGAGACTTAGGTAAAGTAACGGGCCTCACCGACGAGGAGATTAGAAAACTTCGTGTAAATATTCTAAATTTAGGCACAGCTACAGATAGAACTGCACAGCTTCTACGCGGTCAAACCAGCGTACTTACCGCACTGCAGAGTCAAGCAAAACTTAATAGCGGTACATATAAAGAGCTTGCTAAGGACATCGACTCCCTTAATGCGGCATATAAGGAAGCCGCTACAGGCGTAAAGCAGTTTTCAGATGCGCAACTACGGGCACAAAAAGTAGGCGCTAAAGGCAGCACATTCGGCGCTCAGATAGCCGTACTGAAAAAGGATCTGGCCGAGCTTTCCGTCTACTCTAAGGATTACGAGTCCAAGCTTACGGCCATAAAGCGCAGAGAACTTCCGTACAACTTGGCGCAAGGTCGTCAAAACGTAATCGCTGCCGAAGCCGCATACCGTCTTGGTCCCGAACTGGCTAATGCTGCAACAAAAATGCCCCAACTGCCGAATACATCGGCAGGCGTGAGCCAGGGCCTTGCTGAACTTCGTGCTGAGCTGCAGAACGTGGAGCTGGGCGGTAAGCGCTGGCGCGAAGTAATTATATCTATCGATAAGGAAGAACGTCGTCTACTCAAGTCGCAACAAGACCTAAATAGAGAATTAGCTAATACTCCTATCGCTAGGACACAAGCTCGCTTAGAGGCAGCTAGGCAAAATCAGACCGGTTTCGGAACGTGGTCACAAGGCATAAACGACCCTGTTCAGAAGTCCATTGCTCGCAATGAGCGAAGGCTGGAACGTCAGGCAGCTGCCCGCAGCGGCGCAATGCAAGGACCAGCCGAGGCCAGCGAACTGTTCCAAGGAATCGCAGCGCTACAGGGACAATCTGCAGCTAATAATGCCCAGCTAATGGGCCGTAGCTACAAGCAGGTTGCAGCCACTCTGCGTGAAGTCGCATCTACGTCTGACGGCAGTGTACGCAGCCTCCGTTCACAGAGGGAAGTCTGGCTTTCACTTCGCGATGGCGTACGCGCCACATCTAAAGAGTACAGAGACGCGAATAGGGAAATAAATAAACTCGACGCCCAAATTGAAAGATCCTCAGGCCGTCGCCGCTTAGGGGCAGCGGGCGTAACCCAAGCCGCTGGTGCGGCAATCGCGGGCGGCATCTACGGCGGCCCAGAGGGCTTCCTAGGCGGCGTGGCTGGTGCGGCGCTGGGAGGCGTAGAAGGTGCCTTCGCTGGTGCAGCCATCGGCGCCCAAGTCGGCATGATCAGGCAGCAGATCGGCCAGATGGCCGAGTACGCCGCCCAGATCCGTCAGACACGCACCGCGCTCCAGGGCATCGTAAGCAGCTTTGGCGACTACCAGACCGCCATCAGTACCGTTACAGGCGCATCCGAACGCTTTAACGTTCCCGTACTGGAAGGCGCTAAGCAGTTCACTAGGCTCTCTGCTGCGGTTGTTGGGTCTGGGCGCTCGATCCAAGACGCCAAGCTGGCCTATGAGGCTGTCACCGCCTCCATCCTCGCCACCACCGGCAGTGTCGAAGGCGTCGATGCGGCGCTTACCGCCGTCTCCCAAGTCTTCTCCAAGGGCAAGGCCACCGCCGAAGAAATCCGAGGCCAACTTGGCGAGCGTCTGCCTGGTGCGCTGGCCCTGTTCGCCGCCAGCTTGAACAAAACACCGCAGGAACTCGACAAGGCGTTTGAGGAAGGCAAAGTCAGCACGGACGACTTCGTTAAGTTCCTCGCCTACGCCTACAAACGCTACGCGAAAGACGCCGAGATTCTGGCCAAGTCAACAGAAATGGCCGGCGAGCGGATGGCCCGTCAGTGGGAGAAAACAGCCAAGGCCATCGGCGATGCCTTCGGCCCCACAGGTGCCGCAATCCAAGACTTCGCCACCCGCGCCCTTGCGCAACTCAACGCCGTAGTAGAGAAACTGATGCAGACAGGCGCCATCAAACCAGGCGCGGGCTACTACGTGTCTCAAGTAGAGGAGGGCCGCCTAAGCCTTAAGGATTTGCGTGCCATGCGCAACGAGGCGTCCCCGCAGGGCTTCAAAGAACGCGAAGCTACACGCGCACGTGTGCGCTCCGACGCCTTCGTTGGACCGCGAACCGCAGCCGAAGAAAGACAAGCTGCTTATACATCCAAAGTAAGTGTCAAGTTCGATCAAGCTAAGTTTGACACACTGAACGCGGCTGTAAGTACCCTTGATGCAATACGGCGCCGTACAGACTCCAAAAAACAAGCCGATCTAAAGACTGGCACGGACTCCAAGGCAGCCGAGGCCGCCAAGGAACAGGAAAAACGCGCAAAAGCCCTGCTCACGGCGATCGATACGCGGGACAAGGCCCTGTTCGACGCTCGCGTACAGCGCGAAGAACAACTCGCCGACATCCGCCTGCGTGCCGCAGAGGACGCCAAACGCATCGAACTGCAGTTCGCCGACACGCGCCTGCAGATCGAGCGCAACATCGCAGCCATCCGCCAGAAAGCCTCCGACCGCGCCGAGGACACAGCCCTAGCCGTCCGCAGGGCGCAGGGAGAGGACTCAGCCCTCCTCGACATCAGCCGTAAGTTTATTGAGATCGGCCGTACAGCCCGTGACGAGCGCCTCACCCTTGAACAACAGATCGCCGACGACGAGCGCACCCAAGCCCGCACCCTCGCCGACTACCAAAAGGGCGTAGCCGACGCAATCAACAAAACCAACCTCGCCTACGCCCGTCGTGTAGGCGAAATCCAACACGACTACGCCGTACGCAGCGCCGAAGCCATAAGCAAGGGTACAAAAGATGCTGCTCAACGCCTAGCCTATGCAGGAGAACTTACAGTAAGGCGTAATCAGCTCTTAGCTGAGCAAGAAGCTAACCGCACGTATGTTAGAGACATACAAACAGGGCAAGTAACTGTAAGTCAGGAAGCCGCAGATATGGAGGTCAAAAAACAAATAACTAGAGCCAAAAAACTGAATGCACGCATACAGCAGCTAGAAAGACTCCTAGCGGCAGCGCCTACCTCCCTACCTACTGCTCCCTCCGCAGCCGTCGCTCCCGTTAGGTCGGCGCCAATGCCCACCTTGGCGGGCGCAGCTGCAGGGGTTAGTTCGGCACGACAGCAGCAGCTGGCCCAGACCGACGCTTCCGCACGCACCAATCTCGCTGAGCAGTCCGTGTTGGCGTTCAAGGAGTCTGTAGCCGCCAGTACGCAGGGCCTAGCCGATCTGGAGAAAGGCGTCAAGGATTTCTACGAGACGCGCAAACTAACTGACCTCGGCGTAAGCGAAGGTCTAGCTAAGCAACTTATTACCTTAGAAGACACGTACAGGTTGGAGATTGCCAAAGCGGCTAGAACAAAAGAAAGTGCAGATATAGAAGCTAAGAAACTGGCTAATCAAGCGGACGCCAATATTTTATTAGAAGATAATATAGCCGGGTATGAAAATGCAGTAGAGTTGGCTAAGTCTCAGTACCTCAACAGCACTCTGCTGACTGTGGAACTGGCCAAACAGAACGACCTTCTGCGCCTGCGGCAGGACACTGACGTTGCTGGCGGCTTCTACGAAGGCACCCGCAAGTACGTGGAATCCATTGGCACCCTAAAAGCCGCCACCACCGACCTAACAACCAACGCCATCAAGGGCCTAGAGGACCAGCTTGTGTCGCTAGCCACCACCGGGTCTATCAACTTCCGCGAACTGGCCAACAGCATCATTAAGGACACAATCCGCATGATTACGCAGCAGTTTATTCTGCGCACAATCATGGCCCCCTTAGCCAACCTAGGCAACCCAATTAGCTCGATGCTGGGTATGCTTGGTGGTAGCGGCACATCCAGCTTGCCTGCATTCAGTGCTGGTATGCCTGCTCTGGCCCCGAGTTTGCAGGGCATTCCGTTCTTCGGCGGCACGCCTATGGCCAAAGGCGGCATCTTCGCAACGAACGGCATCCAGCCCTTCGCCATGGGCGGGGTGGTACGTCGCCCCACGATGTTCGCCTACGCCAACGGCGGCGTGCCTGGTGCGGGCCTGATGGGCGAAGCCGGCCCCGAGGCGATCATGCCCCTCCGCCGTGGTGCGGACGGCAAACTCGGCGTCGCCGGGGGCGGGGGCACCACCAATATCACCGTCAACGTCTCCAGCGATGGCACGACCAGCACCCAAGGTAACGCCGACACCAGCGCCCAACTCGGTAAGGCAGTAGCATCGGCCGTACAAGCCGAACTCCTGAGGCAGAAACGCCCAGGCGGCCTCCTAAGCTGAGTCATGCCGACCTTCACTTGGGTTCCCGACGTACCGGCCAGCGAAAGCTCTGCTCCCCGCGTAAGTTCCGTGGAACTGGGGGGTTACAGGCAGCGACCCGCCTACGGGATCAACCCCTACAGGGACACATGGTCCTTACGCTTCAGTAGCAGGAGCGTAAGCGATACCGCCGCCATATACAACTTCTTAGATGCACGCAAAGGCGTAGAGACATTCACATGGACACCTCCTTTTGGCGAAACAGCCCAGTTCGTCTGCACAAAATGGACGACAACCTTAGATTCGTGCCGCTTCTCAACAGTTGAAGCAACATTCGAGCTTGCCTACGTGCCAGGAGGCACCAACCCCGTCACACAGGCCGCCCCCACAACCGCGTTCACCTGGATTGTCGATTACGCTGCCCGCAAGGAGTACGACACACGAGTAAAGCCGGTTGAGTATGGCGACGGCTACATACAGCGCTACAGATTCGGCCTAAACCCTCAGCGGGAAGTGTGGTCGGTCCAGCTGAGCAAACGGAGTAACGCCGAACGTGATGCCATTCGCACCTTCCTACGCGGCGCCCGAGGCGTAACTACCTTCCAGTGGACCGACCCACAAACAGGCGCCCTCGGCTACTACACTTGCACCGACTGGACAATAAGCTACAACGGCTTCAATAATAATGACGTTCAGTTGCAGCTTACTCGTACCATCGAACCACTACGTAGGGAACTTTTGCCCATAGTCGCTCCTATACTCAGTATTGCCTATACGAAGGTTCCGCATTACGATTATTATGTTGGACAGACCCCTAGTTGCCATATAGACTCAGCAGGTAACACGTATTACTGCACAGATTACTTAGCGCCTTCAGGCTCCGTTGGAGATAATACACTGGTAGTTACAAAGCGATCGGCGGCAGGAGAACTGCAGTGGTGTAAGCATATCGGATTAGGTATAAAGCAGTTTAGTGGCCCGTACACGGTCTATACCACGGCTTTGGCACCTCAAGATGCGGGCATATACATGCTTATCGCGTTCTCCGATCCATACTACGGCACATACTACCACATCCATAAACTTAGGTTCGATGGCGTACTCGTATGGTCAAAGCGAGTAAACATGCCTACGCTGGATTACATACAGACCGCCCGCATACGTGTAAATACCATTACAGGTAATCTATTTATACAAGAAGATGGTTTTTCTAACGGTCGCGTGCGTGTGCTATCCCCAGATGGCGTGCCGCTGATGCAGTACAGCTACAGCGGAGGAAGCTACTTCTACGAAGCCAGTCCCAATATAGTATTCGATAATAGGGGCAACACATACGCAGTGAACTACATTGGAGCCGGAGTGGGTAGCTCCGGTGCGGCATACGGCATACAAATAACAAAAATTGCTCCAGACCTAAGCATACTAACTACAATGGCATACGGTACACCGTCTTCATTGTTTATACCCTCGCTGGGCATAATGCAATGTACAGGCACTGATATTGTGCTTATTCAGGGAAGTATAGTAGTGTTTATAGACACAACTACTTTGGCTGTGTCTGCGGCATATATTGACTCATCTAGTGGTTATGGTTACTTCAACAGCCCATTTGCCGTAACGTGTGATAGTACGTACGTGTGTGTCCTTGCCATTACACCCGCAGGTATTCAGATTTCTAGGTTTGACGCTACAGGAGTAGTTTCCGCTGCCGAGCGCATTACCGCGGACCCATCTACAGGCAGTGTTATCTACGCTCCGTATCGCAGCATCAGTAAGTTACCAGGAAAAGATATGTATGCCATTGCCGGCCGGGACATTATTGTAACATTCAATATGGCTTCCCCCGCAACTACCATATCAGTACCAGCTGAATATACCACAATTACTAGCACCCCGCTTACAGGTCTACCCTACACATTCAGCGCAACTAGCGCACCAACAGTATCAAGCCCAACTGCATCTCTAACTGCTGGCAGCTTTACCGTAACAGACGTAACAAGTAGTATGCCCGTAACAGACGCCACCACTGACTTCAGCTGGTTCTATCGCGCATCCGACTCCACTTACATCCCATGACCTATTCCGACAGCGTACGCACCGAGCTAGCTCAGCTAACCCCCTCCGCGATCATCGAACTGTACCAGCTGCAACTAACCGAGTCCCTACACGGAAGCAACACAATCTACCGCTTTCACGCTGGTACGAACGCTAGCGCTCTCGTTGGCCCTATCATCTGGGCAGGCTACCCTTACGCCCCTTGGCCCATCGAAGCACGCGGCTTTGACTACGAAACAAAGGGCCAACTCCCCCGCCCCCAAGTACGTATTAGCAACATCGATGGCCAGATCAGCCTCCTACTCCTAGACATCGCAGCTGCCACCAACGGCGGCGATCTGACCGGCGCCCGCTTCACGCGCATCCGCACCCTGGCAAAGTTCATCGACGCAGGCAACTTCCCAGGCAACACAAACCCCTACGGAACGCCTGATCCCACAGCCGAATTACCCCGCGAAATCTATTACGTAGACCGTAAAAGCGCCGAAACCGGAGAAATCATAGAGTTTGAGCTAGCAAGCGTCTTCGACTTAGCAGGCGTAAACATCCCCAAAGGCGTAGTCATAAACAACTTATGCCAGTGGCAATACAGGCGCTGGAACGGCGCAGGCTTTGACTACAATGGCGTTGACTGTCCCTACACAGGCGGCTCATACTTCAGTGAGACCGACCAGAGCGTTGGTACGCCAGCCCAAGACGTATGCGGAAAACGCTTGTCCAGCTGCCGTACTCGCTTCGGTGGAGCTACACTGCCGTTCGGAGCCTTCCCCGGAGCAGGCACCAGTTTCTAAGCCTGCCCACACTCAATTCCGTATGATTAACGAGCGTGTAAAACAAGACGCCCTCGATCACGCTAAGCGAGAGTATCCTAAGGAGGCGTGTGGCCTTGTCGTAGTAATAAAGCGCAAACTTACCTACTGGCCTGCCGACAACATTGCAGCCGAGCCTACCGAGGATTTCATCCTCGACCCCGCCGCCTACAGGGCTGCCGAGGATGCCGGAGACATCGTGGGCATCGTCCACTCCCACACCACGCAGCCCGTAGACCCCAGCCCCTGTGACGTCGCATCGTGCCACGCCCATGGCCTACCGTGGTACGTCGTCCAAGCCGCCCAGGGTACATGGTCCCACATTGAGCCCCAAGACGGCCCACTTCCATTAGCCGGCCGCCCATGGGTATGGGGTGCCACAGATTGCTGGACCCTCGTTCACGACTGGTACGCCGAACAGGGCCTAGACCTACCCCGCTTTGCGCATCCCGACACTCCCGAAGCCTTTGAGGACTGCCCCATCTTCGACGCCCACTGGCCCGAGGCCGGTTTTGTCGAAGTTCGCCTAAGCGAGGTCCGTTACGGCGACATGATCCTTATGAACATGCGCGGTAAGGCAGGGAATCACGTTGGTGTAATTGTGGATGATGGCCTCCTGCTTCACCATGCACGGGGCTGCATCAGCGGCCGTGAGCCTTATACCGAATGGCTCCAAAAGTGTACTGAGCGTGTACTACGTCACCCGGAGCTAAGCGCGTGAAGACCCTACGCCTTTACGGAGCGCTGGCACGCCTAGTTGGACGTCGGGTTTTCACAATCGACGTACATAGCGCAGCCGAAGCCATCCGCTTTCTAATCACGAACTTCCCCATGGCGGAGGCACACATGGCTACGCGCTACTACCAAGTAAGTGTTGGCGGGGAAGCTGTAGAGCCTAATAAAGAATTGCACTATCCAGTAGGCAATGGGGATGTAATTAGCATCGTTCCAGCGGTACAAGGTGCTGGCGGATCCGCCATAGGGCGAATCGCCATCGGCGTAGGCTTAGTGGCGTTGTCATTCCTAACAGGGGGCGCCGCTCTATTCGGCATAGCCCTCAAGCCCGTCGTATTCGGAATCGGCGCCTCCCTTGTCCTGGGTGGCGTAAGTCAGCTGCTCACACCGATACCACGTACCAACACCGACCTAGACGGTAACGCTGCAGCTGGAGACGCCTACACATTTAGTCAGATTGTCAACGTGACGCGCCAGGGCGTACCAGTGCCCATCATCTACGGCGAACCCATCTGCGGCTCTGTAGTCATTTCCGCTGGACTCTCCGTCGATGCCAGCACAAACCTATGGTAAGCGAGCTATGACGTACTCACCAATCTCTGGCTCCGGTGGCAGATCGCCCAAGAAATACAAGCCGACTACAGCTAAGGATACGCTCGACAGTACGCAATACCTCCAGTGTATCGACCTAATAAGTGAGGGGGAAATAGAGGGCTTCCCTACCGATCACCCCTACAAAAGCATCTACTTAGATGGAACCCCCATTATGCGGTCATCCGCAAATGTGGCTGCACTTACCGCAGCTGACTACAACTTTCCAGATATAGGTATCTCTGTAAACTACGGCACTGGCTCACAGCCGCCAATTCCGGGGTTCTCTTCCGTGGAGCGTGAAAACTCCGTAGGCGTAGACTTTACAGAAAACAATACGCCTGTAACGCGCACGATTACAGACTCAAATACAAACGCAGTTCGTGTAACTCTCAACTGGCAACGCCTGGAACGTTATACCGACAAAGGCGACACCCTTGACCACAGAGTTTATTGGGAAGTCCTGATTAGTTACAACGGAGGACCATTCTCTGTCGTATTTATTGAGGATCTCACAGGCCGAAGCGGCAACCCCTTCCAGCGTTACGCCGTAATTCCTCTGAATGGTGCCTTCCCTGTAGACGTACGAGTTAACGGCGGTAATCTTACGCCCTCTGACAACAAAATACAGAACGCATTTACATGGTCATCCTACACTGAAATTGTTTACGCTAACCTAAGCTATCCCTACCGTGCCGTAGTTGCGCTGCGTACCCCCGCGTCTACATTTAGCTCCTTACCTGTACGCTCCTACCGAGTACGCGGAATAAAAGTAAGTATCCCAAGTAACGCAACTGTAAACTATACTGATGGCAGCATCACATACAGCGGCGTATGGAATGGTACGTTCCAGGCAGCTAGATGGACAACTGACCCAACTTGGATCCTCTATGACCTAGTCACAAGTCGCCGTTACGGCTTAGGTGATCACATCTCTACGTCCGACGTAGACAAGTGGGCAACATACACAGCCAGTGTCTACGCCAATCAGCGTGTCCCGACAGGCGTAGGCGACGCTACCGAACCCCGCTTCAGTTGTCACGCCAACATAAACTCCCTCAACGGCGCGTACAAACTGGTCAACGACTTAGCCAGCGTATGCAGGTGTATGCCCTACTGGTCAGCAGGGGGAATCACCCTTGTGCAGGACAAACCGGGCGATGTAGTCGCCATATTTACACAGTCCAACATTGTAAATGGTGAGTTTTCCTATTCCTCATCCAGCAAGACGCAACGACACACAGTTGCATCGGTGTCATGGCTAGACCGCGACCGCCAAGAACTTAGCTATGAGTTCGTAGAAGATCGAGACGGCATTGCCCGTTACGGCGTACAGAAAATTGACGTAGATGGCTTTGCCTGCAGCTCACGTAGCCAGGCCCGACGCATCGGCCTGACCATCCTGGCCACTGAGCGCTACGAAACCGATGTTGTGACATTCTCCGTAGGTCTGGACTCCGGTGCCCTGGTCCGCCCTGGTGCGATCATCGCCATTGAGGATACCGTTCGTAGCTCTGGTGCTCGCTATGCGGGACGCATCGTAAGTGGGACGCTAGGCACTGTCACGCTTGACGTAACTACCGCATCCCTGCCGTCAATATCCACGCCCACCGTGCTTGTGGCCATGGTTAACGGCACTGTCGCCAGTCGCACCGTAAGCAGCACGTCGGGATCCACTCTCACACTGTCCTCCAACCTGCCGGCACTTCCGCTGCCGGGCGGTGCATACATCTACAATGACACCCTAAGCAAGTGGCGCGTACTTAGCGTTAAAGATTCCGGGGCCACAACCTACGAAATAACCGCACTTCAATACAACGAGTCGCGCTACGCCAGCGTAGATCGCTACATCCCCTTAGGTGAATACACCATCGGCACTAAGGTGCAGTACGCTACACAAGTCGGGACTTGTACTGTAGCTCTACAGCCTAAGCAGATAAGCAGCGCGTACTCCCAGGCTCAGTACGTAACAGTAGGCACATCTAGGCTTAGTGTAGCATCCTCGACTATCAACTCCGCATATTCCCAACAACTTACAACTCAAGTCCTTACAGCCTATCTCACCACCTCGCTATCCGACGTAGCCTCCTCCTATTCTCAAACTAAGTACACCCCCGTAGGCAGGGCAGCTATCATGCTTACGGCAAGCCCCGCAACGCTCACCTAATCGACCATGGCCGTAGTAACTCCCGTAATCTTCTATCCATTCGTAGTTGCACTGGGCTCTAAGAAACACGACCTAAGCACCGACACGCTTAAGTGGGTGTTGACTAACAACGCGCCTAGTCGTGCCTGGTCCGTAACAGCAGATATCACGGGCGAACTAGCCACGGGCGGCGGCTACACCAATGGTGGAGCTACCTCAACGGTAAGCGGGTTTACGCAGACTCTCGGCGTTGCCAAGCTGATCTTGGCGGATCCCACCGTCTGGACTGGTACGGGTAGCGGCTTCGGTCCCTTCCGTTACGCCATCCTGCGCAACTCCACCGCCACCAACGGCGACATAATCTTGTACGTAGACCACGGCAGTTCCATTAGCGTAGCCGCCACGCAGACCTACACCATTGATCTCGATCAGACCAACGGCACCCTACAGGTCAGCGTCAGCGCCTAAGCAACGGAGGGGCTACGCAACCAGGCCCCTCACCGCCTTACGCCCTCTCCTACCATTGGGCTCATAGCCCCCAACCCTATGACAGGCAAGGCGAAAACTGGCGTGGCGCGTGTCGAGCACGTACCAGGCTCCCCTAAGCGGACGCACCAGGGGCAGGGTCGCCATAGCCTCCCCAACCACGGGCGCAAAAAGCGTATCGGCCAAGGTCGCTAAGCTGCGTATATGGCGATCTCCCCCGGCCAGCACGACTTCACCCTGCAGCGACGGGCGGACTACCCCCTATCGCTGCAGATCCTTGTCAACGACACCCCGCTCAACCTGACCGGCTGGACTGTAACCGCCGCCGTCTGGAACTTCGACCGCACCACTGAGTACGCCCAATTCGCCGTAAGTTACCCAGATCGCGTCGGCGGATACGTGGACTTACTGCTAAGCCATACACAAACTGTATGGTTTCCTAGCGAGGCATATTACGACGTACGACTCACTAATCAAGCCGGCCTAGGAGAATACTACTTAGAGGGCCACATTACAGTGTCTGAGGGGTACAGCACATGAGCGATGTCGTTGTTGTCCGCATTATCGGTAACGGGCCACCGGGCGTCGGTCTACCTAGCGGTGCTGCCGATGCCGATAAGTACGTCGTAAAGGACGGAGCTACGCCGTACCTCTACAAACTTGTGCCGCCGCCTGCAGGCTCCGGCACAGTCACGAGCGTAAGCCTGGCACTGCCTAATCTGTTCACACTTGTTACGCCCACAGTAACGACTTCTGGCACCTTAGAGGCCGCCTTAGCGGTCCAAGCAGCCAATCGCGTCTTCGCTGGCCCGACTACAGGTAGCAGCGCCGCGCCCACCTTCCGTTCCCTAGTCAGCGCCGACCTGCCCGATACCGCTGTAACGCCTGGCGCCTACACCTACGCATCCATCACCGTTGACGCCAAGGGGCGCATAACCCTCGCGTCCAGTAACTCTCCATCTGGCGGTGGCACGGTTATGTCCGTCAGTGGCGTAGCTCCCATCAGCGTTGCAAACAGCACGACAACGCCCTCAGTAAGCATCGCCCCTGCAACGAGCGCGGCGGCCGGCTCCATGTCGGCCACTGACAAAGCCAAACTCGACTCAATCACGGCCGATTCTGCGACGGTGGTGCGGAAGCTGGTACGCAACAACACCGGCTCCTCTATCCCCAAGGGCTCGGCTGTCTATCAAACCGGCAGTAGTGGCACCACGCTCACCGTCGCCCTAGCCGACGCCAGCCTAGAGGCCACCGCCGGCCAGACCTTAGGCATCACGCAGGAAGCCATCGCCAATAACACCACCGGCTACGTCGTTGCCGTTGGCCTCCTCGATGGCATCGACACCTCAACCCTTGCCGAAGGCCAGATCGTCTGGCTAAGCGAGACAGCTGGGCAGCTTACGACAACCCGGCCTACGCAACCCGCGCACGGCGTTGTGATGGGCTATTGCGTCAAGCAATCCCCCGGTACGTCTGGAATCCTCTACGTCAAAGTAGACAACGGCCTTGAGCTGAATGAACTCCACGACGTTCTGATCTCCGGCGCCGCCACAGATCAGGCGTTGGTGAGGGCCAGTGACGGGCTCTGGAAGAACCGCACGATTTACAGCAGCTCAATGCCGGCGGCGCTCGGGACTGCAGCGGTGGGGACCGGCACCACCCTGGCGCGGGCTGATCACGTTCACGCGATGCCGAGCGCGGCGGATGTGGGCGCGGCCACCTCGGGCCACGTTCACGGCAACATCACGAACGCGGGCGCGATCGGCTCCACATCAGGGCTGCCTGTGAAGACCGGGACCAGCGGCGTGCTGGAGGCTGGCAGCTTCGGCACCACATCGGGCACGTTCGCGCAGGGCAACGATGCCCGGTTCCATGATGCGGTGACCCTGGCGGCCAGCGTTACGGATGTGCTGGACCTCAGCGGCCAGGTGCTGGCAGCCGATGACCCCGGCGCGGATCGCATCCTGTTCTGGGATGACAGCGAGGGCAGGCTGCGCCATCTGTCGCTCGGCACAAACCTGAGCATCACGGGCACGACGCTGGACGCGGCCGGCGGTGGCGGCACCAAGACCCTGCAGCGGTTCGCGCCCCGCGACAACCAGCCGCCGGCCGCCAATTTTGCAACGATCGACACCCGCAATAGTGTGGCGGTCCTGGAATTTGATGCAGCAACCCAAGAGGCGGTGGCCTTTGTCGGCGTCATCCCCGAGGGTGCAACGCTGACCTCTGGCCTGCTGGTGCGGATCTGGTGGATGGGCGACACGGCCACCTCCGGCAACGTCCGCTGGGGCGCATCGTTTGAGCGCACTGGCACGGACCTGGATGCCGACTCGTTTGACTCCGTGACCGAGGTAACCAGCGCCGCCAATGGCACCAGCGGAATCGAGACCGTGGCCGAAATTGCCTGCACCGCCATCGACTCCCTGGTGGCCGGCGACCGCTACCGGCTGAGGATTTCAAGGATCGCAGCCGACGCCACCAACGACACCATGAGCGGCGATGCGCAGCTGACGGCGGTTGAAGTCAGGCAGGTGGCGTGATGGCCTATACGTTCAACGGCACAAATCAAACGCTAAGGGTCGAATCAGGCATCGTTTCGGCGTATCCGTTCACAATTGCGGCGACCTGCAATGTCTCGTCTGTAGCGTCTACGTTTCAAGCGATTGTTGCAATCAACCCAGGAGCAAGCGCAAACGAGCCTTACATCCACATGGGCCATAGAAACAATGGCATAGTAGCGGCAGGCCTTATTGATGCTTCTGGAACTGTTTTTACCGCCGTAAACTCGCCCTCAAACACCTTTGCGATCGGCACACAGTTCTGGATTGCTGCGACTTTTACATCTTCAAAAGTAGATGTATTTTTCAATGGCTCTAATGTTGGTAGCTCTTCCAATTTAGTTACCAGCTTCCCGTCAGGCTTTGCAAGAACTTCTATCGCTTCTCTTGATCGGCAATTGCCGACCGCATACGTTGCTGGATCAATAGCAGAAACTGCCATCTGGAACGTAGAGCTGACCGCAGCCGAAATTGCCTCCCTCGCCGCTGGCTTCACTCCGGATCAGATCCGCCCGCAATCGCTCCAGTTCTACGCCCCGCTGATCCGCAACCTGGCCGATCTGCGGCTAGGTCGCACGATCACCAACGTCGGCGGCGCTGGCGTGTCTACCCATCCGCGTATCATCCAATGAGCCTCTTTCAGAACATCGCCACCGGCGAGGTGCGCGACATTGATGATGGCCTGATGGCCGCCTGGATTGCAGCTGGCAACCCCAAGGCCGATCAGTGGACGCCATACACCCCCGCCCCGCCGGAGCCCCCCGCCCCGCCGGAGCCCTCCCCCGACTGGCTTGGCTTTGCCGGGTGGCTTTATCAGTTCGCCCCGATGGCAGCCGCCATGACCTCAGCCCGCGCCAGCGCCGACCCCCAGGGCGAGCCCGCCACGACCGGCCTGCCGGCGGCAATGGACGAGGCCCGGCTGCGCCAGCACTATCAACCGTTCGCGCTGTCGTGGGCCCTGTTCCTCGCCGCCTCCGGCCTGCCCCAGGCCGACCTGGCGGAGATCGTTGGCAGGGCCACGGTCTGCAATCTGCCGGCGCCGTTTGTCGCAGCGCTGCAACCTACAGCCTGAGCGGGAAACCTCGGGCAGTGCTGCGATGGCGTGTATAGCGCCTACGCATAGCGCCGACCTAGACTGCAGCAGATTGCAGCAGAGCTATGCCCCCGGACGAAGTGTCGCACCGCGACATCTACGTACGCCTTGCCGAGCTTGGCGGCGATGTAAAATCGCTGCTTAGTATGGTTGGCGAGCGTAAAGAAGATGTTGTGCGTCTTAGTAAGGATCTTGATGCCCTATTTACCCGCCAGCGTACTTTGGAAACAGAAACCGCAGCCCTGTCACGGCGTATGGCACAAGTTATCATAGTTGGCGCCATTGTCGCCATTATGATTCCTGTAGTGGGATCTGCTATGCACATCAAACTACAGATTCCGGCCGTTACCACTGAAGAACCAAGCGGCTCGCGCTAGGCTGCGTGTGACAACACTCCATCGCTACTCAACCAGTGATTAAGCAGATCCTTGAACACCCAGAGTTCTGGGCAGTAGTCGGACTGTCGTGGGGCATTGCCTCAGACATCCTTGGAGCATCAAAAACCGTAAAGCAGAACGGTGTAAGCCAGCTAATCGTAGCGCTTATCACCGACATGATTAACGCTAAGCAGACCAACCGTAACAGGCGATGAACGACGGCACTCCCATCCCCGTCCATAACTACGTGCTGGCGTTCGACCCCACCCGGTCGCACCACGTAGCGTTCCTCTCTGCCGCGCTGGAACGTCTCAACACCCTCGACCCCAAGGCGCTCCAGCCAGGCGGCGACCTGCGCGACATATGGCTTGCCGCCGTAGAGACTAAGCCAGCTAAGCCAGCTAAGCCGAGCGCTGGTGCGCCCACCGCACCTAGCGACCGCCCTAAGGAGGTTCGCCTCCAGGTACCCTACGAAAATCAAAACAACAACCTTAGCGGAACGGGTTACCGCGAGTGCTTCTCGTCAAGCTGCGCCATGGTGGCCCGCTTCTACGGCAAAGTGGCCAACGATGACGCCTACAACGCCATCCGCGCCCGTTACGGGGACTCCACCGACGCTCAGGCTCAGATTCAAGCCCTCCGCAGCCTCGGACTTACTGCCCGCCTACTTACAACCTGCGCACCAGGCTTCCTGGAGAGCGAGATTCGTGCTGGGCGCCCCGTGCCCGTGGGCTGGCTGCACAAAGGATCCGTAACCGAACCAACCGGCGGCGGCCACTGGTCCGTAATCACCGGCTTCACCCCTACGCATTGGATTCTCAACGATCCCAACGGCGAGGCTGATCTCGTCAACGGGGGCTATGTCAACCACAACAACGGCTACCGCATCGCCTATAGCCGCAAGAACTGGGATCGCCGCTGGTCTCCAGAAGGCGTCGGCCATGGCTGGGCACTTGCCGTAAGCCCCTAAGCCGCGCCACCACACCGACTTACCACATCCAAACCTATGATCCTGCACGATGCCGAGATTCGTCGTCTCTGCGAAGAAAACGCCCTTGTTCACCCCTACGACGAATCATTAGTAAACCCGGCATCCATTGACCTAAGGCTTAGTGATGAACTGCTTGTAGAGCAGCGACATACTAAGGCTATGCGCAAGATTAGCATTGCTGGATACACAGCCAAGCACCCCTACGACCTAGCCCCTAAGCAATTTGTCTTAGCGGCTACGTTGGAGGTGTTCAAGATGCCGCCTACTATCTGCGGTGTCTTCGTGCTTAAGTCGAGTCGTGCCAGGGAGGGCTACGAGCACGCACACGCAGGCTTCGCCGACTGCGGCTGGACCGGAAGCAGACTCACCCTAGAACTTGTAAACAATAGGCAGTATCACACCATACCCCTTTACCCCGGTCTACTCATTGGCCAAATGGTCTTCCTACCTATGGAATGTGCCCCTACGCTGGATTACGGCGTTGTAGGCCACTACAACAACCAACCCCACGTAATGCCTAGCTGGCTATGCCTGCCGCTTTCCGCATAAGTGTTAAGTATATTTCTGCTTGCCATAAGTCATTACAATAACGGCATTGACCACCAGGCCCCTTAGCAGCGTACCTAGTCTCTCCACAAGGCTCCACACCAACTTCAATAACAAAGTCTTCCGCCCTAGAGCTTAGCTGAGTCGGTGTGCCAGAAGGCGCAACAATCCTTTGCATACGATCCGCCGCTGGCACGTCCCTCAGGAAAGCCTAGCCCGCACTCGGCAGGCTTAGGTTCCCAGTGGATGCACTGGTAGCAGCGGGGCAGCCGGGAGGACAGGGTACGGGCATCGGCATACAGCTGCTCGGCCTCAAGCAGCGCTCCCTCCAGCTCCGTAGCCTCCAGGGGCAGGTCCAGTCGTTCGGTCCTCCCCTTGATGCGTACGCGCCAGTCCGCACCAGCGCGATACAGCACCATCCTTCCCGCGTGATACCTAAGTGAGCCGCTAGTCACTAAACGTGTAGGTTTACATCAGCATGAGTCTAAGCGTTGAGTCAAGATCGTCCACAGTACCCGCATTAACCAGTGTGGCATCGAAGGCGTACTTATCCAAACCGCCTTCACTGGCGTGATACGTAAGCCTTTGTACGCCAGGGCGCTCAATCCTCCACATACGCCCACCTAATTTCTTGACCAGATCAAACTCATTAGGGAAGCGTACATCATCCACAACAATAGGTCCATTGACCTTACGGCACTGCACTTCCCAACACTTAAGCCACACATCGGGGCACACGCACTCTCTACCCCATTCCGTACCCAAAGTACGCATAAGGTGACGGGCGCTAACGCCAAGCTCAGGAATCATTGCCTCCTTATCCACCGTCGTCAAGTAAGTCGCCTGGTTCGCAGCATAGCCCAACTGGCACAAAAAATTAGCAATTACATACTTAATAGGCGAGGCAAACGATACAATCGTGTACCCATGAGTGTAGCCAAGCGTCGTGGCAACAGTAGTCTTACCAGATTGTGCGGCAGGACTATACAAACCAATAAGCTGAGGAATCTGGGAGGTCATGGTGTGTAAGTGGATGGGTGGTACGTGTGAAACGGTGAGGGGGCTAAGTGGTATGGAGCCTGGCCGCCATTTCCTTAGCGGCTTGGTGCGCCCGATCCATCGACGGGTGGGGCGACATCCAATAGACGGTCTTGCCTGTAAAGAACCACGGTGCAAAGTACGTGCAGTTGCGCCATTGGACAGGATGCACACCAAACGCACCAGCGCATACATCAGCCGTATAGGAGTGGCGCAACACAACTTCACACTTCGCAACGTCTCCCATTAGCGCTCCTCCGCATCTGGCATGTGATAGAGCCGCTCCAGCAGCATTGACGCTGGTTCGGGCTCTCCATCCTCCCACGGAGTCCCTAAGCAGGGATCGTCATAACGGGAGCTGGGCTGCCTAAGACCTTCGCTGCTATCCCTAAGCAGCCAGTGAGCCTCGCGTCCATACTGCTTAACGCAGATCGCGCCAATACGAGGGGACTTAATAAGCTGCCTAATTACGAGGGCTTCAAACCAGTTCAAAAATGGATGCACGGGCATACCTACTTACGTGGAACAAAAACAGAACAATGCTTAGCAAACCTAGAACCTCCCTCGGGAATCTCTAAGCCACACTTATTACTTAGCCAGTGAAGACAGCCGGCACAAGGTCCGCCATCCTCAGTAGCCATGTACTTACGCATACGCATATAAGTGGCAAGCTCACGCTTCCCCTGCTCAGTGCGGCGTACGCACTCGTAACACAAGCCAAGCGCACTACTCACACAACCACATTGAGGACACGTATGTACCGGATAGCCACAGCTGTACTTACGCGGATGCGTAGGTAGCAGGTACGCCTCAGGAATCTGGCCCCTTCTCTTAATCATGGCGCCAACCTCGCTTTACGCATCCGATTGGCCTCGTACCAGGTCGCAATCTCAGGCACCCACTCCCGCACATGCGGCCACATAAGTTCACACAACGCACGGATTTCATCCTGCGCATCCAGTTTGGCCCGTAAGTCCATAAAGTGCAACATACTCCTGAGCGTGAAGCTAACAACAAAGTGCTGCCTAAAATCAAACGGCAGCATACCCCTGGCTTGCTCTTCAGCCAGTCCAGCTAAAAGTGCGTCCCTGTAGCGGACTGCAGCGAGGCAACACATCGCCGCATCTGCTTGGCGTTGCGAGGCGCTATATGTGTAATGCTTGCCCTGCCTATCTCGATAATCGCCCACCGGCCTAAGATAAAAGACACCCTCCCAATCAACATCTCCGTCCGCAACGTCACATACACGCCTACCCGTGTAACGCATAGACTGCACATCGAAGGAATTGTGAACAACAATTCCGTTTGCAATAAAGTTGTGAAACGGGCCCTTTACTTCGATGTCATACGTTTCTTCGATCCCGATTCGCTCAAACGATACAATAGAAACTGGCAAGGCTTTATTCAAAGAGGTTACTCCATGCAAAGACCTATCACTAGCGTTTTCCTGCTGCGAACCCCAAGCAAGATTAGCGATTCGATTGTCAAACGAATTACCATTGATGTGTCGGGCGACAGCCCCTTCGGGCTTCAAAGACACGAAAGTCTCTAAAACAAGGGAATGGATATTGCGTCGAACATAAGTTCCATTCCCGGTGGACAAAGAAGCGTACAAGTAGTTCCCAGACGCACCCTTGCTTAGTTTTTTAAGGTGAGGCTTACTTGGCGACACAGGTTTGCCACGATGCTTGCGAGGGGCCCACGAGCGCAGTCTTCCTAGGGAAGAGATTTCATGCCAGTCAAAACCGGGGACAGGCTTCCACTGTTCGCTGCTCAAGTCATCAAGCAAGTCTGGCTCGTGCGCAATAGACTTTCTTGCGCGAGATTCTGCAGCCATGACAAAATCGCCGATAACAAGTTCGCCAAAATGTCTCCATCCGTCTGGGGTTAAAACTTTATGATCCTTTGTAGCCTTGACCTGCTGTCCTCCAGAAAAGCTAATCAACCAAATTTCTTTGGGACCGTTTTCGTAGATGTTTGTAATTGAAGTGTGCTGAACGAGTTCGGTTGATTCGTTTACCTGAAGCAGTTTTCTGCTTGAAATCTGCCTTTGCATATACAAGGCATCGTTGCCAGTGCTTTGATGACTTCGGCCGCGATGCCACAAAGTAGAAAGCTCTTTGATCGTTTTGCGGTAGTAGACCTGACCATCAGAGATACTGGAGTGCCCGAACTCTACTTGGGTGTCACCGGATAGGCAGCATCCCACCCGATGGGTGCGCGCCTGCTGCATCACGGAGTGGGGAAACCAGCCCACGTTCAGCACGATCTGCGCGTGTTCCAGGGGGCCGTAGTGGCCCCGCTCGCCGGCCAGCAGCCGCTTCACACAGATTTCACCGGCCCGGCGTTCATCCGGCCAGTCCGCCCGGTCGGCGGCCACAAAACCCTCCGAATAATCTTGGTGCATGCCGGCGTACACGCACTGCTGGGGATTCGGGGTGGCGGTAATTAGCTCAACTCGGAAGCGGGGGTCCATAAGTACGCGGGTAGGTAAGTAGGCAATTACGGTTAAGCCAAGCAGCCTAGTCGCACAGACTTACGTGGGCGGATGGCCAGCGAGCACGGGCGTAGGCCACAGCTTTGGTAGGAGATTCGGCTGATAGCACAACCCGCATGGGAAGCGTACCAGGCTGAATAACGCGGACGGCAACCATCCGTATATCCGCACCAGGCATAGGCCGGCTTACTCCATCCCCAAGACGCGCCTTGTAGAAGTCGTCGTCCCTGTGGGGCATCATGTAGTTTTCGTTGTTGCCGTCAGCCATAAGTTTGTTGTGTTGTGTGGGTGTTTGCGTGGTTGTGGAAGCCTAGCTAGGCTGGTACGCAACAGCACGGCTACGCATGAACTGGGGAAGCTACTCGCTTAGTCCTGAGCTAGAGTTTCAGGTAGAAGTGGAGACACGATCCATGACTCCTAGGGAAGCCATGCTATACCGCACCTGTATCCTCTACCGAGAAATGCTGCAACAAAGCGTATGGGAAATTATGCGCCTAGAACTTGAGCTTTCTGACCTTCAAGCGCTAGGCTCCGTGCCTCATCCCTAAGCTCTGCGGAAATTGTTTCCCCAAGCTCGTCTGAAATTAGGCGCTCAAGGTGCGTGACATACATGCCCATGAATACAAAGCGCGGATCATTAGCCGTATCAAGGCGCTGCTGGACCTGCGCTTGGAACGCCACACAGACTCGTCGCTTTTTCCTGACCTTATGCAGCCAGTCGGTGTCCAGATCCGTACCAGCGGCTGAGGCTTCGGTTGTGGCGGTAGCCATGCAGTCGTCCATCGACATAATGGCCATGGACAGCTCGGCGTGAAGCTCGCGCAGCTGTGAAAGCGTAAGCTCGCCAATAGAGTCAAGATCAAGCCGCTTATTTTGCGACGTACTAAGGAATGTAAGGCCCATAAGTGTGTAGGTTTGTGTAGGTGGGAGGCTGCGTAGCCGGGGTGGTACGCAGCCCTGGCGGCTCAGCCTGCCTCGACTGGCGCGGCGGCAGCTTCGGCGGCCTCGGCGGCCTCGGCGGGCTTGGCTTTTGAGGACTTGCTGCCCTTGGGCTTTGTGGCCTTAGGCAAGGTGGCTTCATCGGCCTCGTCTGCGCTGGTACGTTCCAGGCAGAACACAAATGCCCCGGTACGCTCGGTGTCACGACGGACAGAGAAGCGGTTGGTGGGATGGGCGCGGCTAACGGTGCCGATTGCTTGGATGGCGGTGCTGGCTTTGTAGCCGTTCTCAGTGGGCAGGAACGGAATAAAAACGATGTCGCCGGGAGCCATTTCCAGCAGCGCATCGCGGAGTGTGGAGGTTTTGCACTTCCTAGCAATACGCTGCTGAGCTTCGGCCGCGCTAACGGGCGTGATGCTGGTCATTGAAAGCGTGTGTAGTGAAACAACCACGACAGTATAGCCCTACGTGTCCGCCAGCGCAATGCGAACAACGGAGCTTTCGGGCACAGCCTCCATAGCTGCCTGCCCAGCGGCATAGGCACTAGGCGCCATAACGATATGTGTTGTGAGGTTGCCGTAGGGCTTGAGCCGCAACAAAACAGCGTACTTACGCTGCGTAGGATCTTGCATCATTGGTAGTAAGAGAGATAGGTGGTAGGGACAAGCGGCTTGTCCTGGTACGCAATCAGCCTAGTCGGTAACGTGCTTCCAGGCAAGCCGCCTTACAATACGGGAAACGTAACCGTCGCTCGTACCATACTCAGCAGCCACAGCCCTAAGGGCCGTGCCATCCGCAACCTTAGCTCGTATGTTGCGGATGTCTTGTGTCGTGAACACAGAATTAGGGTGCTCCTCCCCCTTCACCTTCTTACCGGGGCGCGGCTTCCCTCGGGGCGGACCAGGCTTCCTGACGTAATAGCGCTCGACCGTACGGCTACGCTGCTGGCACTCCGTACAGCGCAACCACCGGAACGTCTCCTCAAACCGATGCTCCGTATTGACGACGCGAGTAACACCGCCACACTCACGGCACCTCATAGATCCATGTCCCCATATAGCCGTCGTTTGGCCTCCTCAAAGCCAACGACGTTATCCCCGCGCCAGGCCCGATCACGCCTACGCCGCTCCTTCCTAAGCAGGATGGCGCAGGCGTACCCGGCACCGAAACCCGCTAGGTAGCCAGCTGCTATGAACCACATAAACGGAGTCACGGCAAGTCTCCGTGCGTGCAGCGATCCCAAGCACTAAGCGAGTCAAGTATCTCACTCAGGACTTGTGTGCCGATACCGTCAAGCAGCGGCAAAATACTGAGCCTGGTACGCAACTCGCCTACTGTGCTTATGCCATTCCGGCTAAGTACCGCGCTGGCACGCGGCGACAACCCCAACACACGTACACCAGCAGTATCAGTACGCAACATAGGACTCAGCAGGAATTGGAATACCGACGTACCAATCTGGATAGGCGTGCTCGGCACCCTTGCGAGCGTAGTCAACACTCGCCGCGTAAACTTTCAGCCTCATAAAATCACCGTTGCGTTTGTGGGTAAGCGGTATGTCAAAGGGCTCGTCTCCTGTACCGGTTCTAAGCTCTGTCACCGTGACCTCGCGTTGTAGACCGCCAGGCTTGACTTTAGGTGCCGCACGGATGTAGGCCCCATACCCTTTGCACGCTCAATCTCACTCATTCGTGGCGCAATGTCACATACACGTATGATACCCAAGTGGAAAAGGATGTTAACGACGCGAGTGCTAAGATGCAGCGCATCAATAGAATCGTTGTAAGTCATTAGCTGGAAGGGATAGAGGATGCTAGAATGTAAAGGCGCAGTGCGAACAGTTCACGCGCTGTCATTTGATAGTTGTTGGCTGCTGCTCTGTCAAGCGCTGCTAGTGCCTCCTGCTTAGTAAACGCAACAAGCATACTATTAACAATATCGGCAGCTCTGAACTCGCTCTGCAGGATAAGCTCGCCATGCAAAAGAGTCAGCAGCCTATGCGATTCGCTGAGTGGATTGGTGGGGTCGTACGTACTCATAAATAAGTCAATCTGCACTAAGGACGCACCACCTACTTACGACGCCCATCAAGCTGCCGCTGTACCGAGGCTGCTCGCGTAGCGGCATCCTTAGCGTCGGCGGCAGCGTAGACGGAGGCTGGAAGCCATGCTTCCAGGGCGTCGTAAACCCACTGCCTAATGAGCGCGGTGGAGCGCATCTGGCGTTCCTCGGCAACCCGATCGAGCAGCTCAGCGCGAGCCGGGTCTAGGAGGATCTGCAGGTAGCGTTTCCGTCCGTGCAGCATTAGCGGGTGGGAAGCGGCGTTACTCGGCCATTGTACTACTAAGCCGATGGTTGCGCAAGCGACTGGGCCGCGCCACTTACCAGTGACCAGGCTTCCCATCCTTACGAGACCATGCTTGGCCCTGAGCGAAGCGGGACTGCCGCCTGGCCTTGGCGCATCCCGCCCTGACCTCCCTGGCGAACTCCAGAAAGGCAGCAGCCCTCTGAATGTCCGCCGTGCTGGCCCGCATCACCTCAGCGTGCAACCACTCGACAACCAGCTGCCTCCCCGTCCTAGCCACCTAAGCCGCGCCGATTACTTGGCATCCTGCCACGTAGTCCCCCATGCTGCGTCTGCCTTGGCTGGTACGTCCCCAAGCCACAGCGCCTCGGCCTTCTCCATCGCCTCACTAAGCTGTCTAGCCCAATCGGCCTCTAGGCCCTCACGGACGAGTAGCAACACTTCGTCATGTACGACGGCGACGAGCTGCACGGCATCCTCGCCAGCGGCACGTACCAGCGGCCACAGCCTACCGATCGCCAGCTTCAGGATGGCCGCACCAGCCCCCTGAATAGGTGTATTGCACCGCACCGTAAGCCGGTTGTTGTCACCAATCAAGTACCTACGCATGTCGCTTACAGGTATGCGAATCTCTGCCCACTTATCGTGTGACGTTCTATCTGAAGTGATCGCAGCCTCTCGCTGCCACATACTTACACCAGAGTAAGTGCCGTGGAACGTAGCCCTAATTTCTTCGGCCTCTTCGACTGACATTAGGATGCCGGAGGCACCCGCATAATTGCGAAGGCCGTTGGCACCACTGCCGTAGAGCAGACCGAAGTTTGCCGACTTAGCGACTTGCCTCCTGCGCTTCAACTCAGCAGCGTCTTCTGTTGGTTCGGGGTAGATGGCCGAAGCAGTAATTGTGTGAAGATCGTCGTCGTCCTTGAACGCCTTGATCATGCGGGCATCCCCGCTTACAGCGGCAGCTAGGCGCAACTCCATCTGCGCAAAGTCCGCGCATACAAATACCCACCCCTCCGGTGCCTCAGCCGCCTTACGAAATGCCGAATCCCTAGGTACTTGCTGCAGGTTGGGCTCTCGGCAACTCATTCTTCCGGTATCGGCGCCAAGTTGCATGTAGTTTGCCCTGATGCGCCCATCCTCTGCCTGGTGCGTAAGCAGCGCGACGACCATCTGCCTACGCTTTTCAGCCTGCTTCCACTTGAGGTAGGTCTGCACAACCGCACTATCGGCTGCATACGCCCGCAGCGCATCCTTAGCAGCACTTGGCTTCCCATTAGCTCCAACAGGTACAACCCCAAGCAGCGCAGTCATTTTGTCCACCATCTGCTTAGGCGAATTAAGGTTGAATCCCGCTGCACGCTTAGTGCCAGCGCGGACACTGCCCTCAGACTTGGCACGCAAGTTAATGCTGCCATCTTCATCCCTAGGCAGCTTGTGTTCTTGTGGCAGCGCCGCATCTAAGCCCTCCACAAACGCAGCCCCTAAGGTGTCAATCTGCTCGATATAATACGCCTCCAGTTCCTGCAACTTAGTGCGGTTGAATGGCATACCCATACGTTGCATGTGGGCAATTCCAGCTAAGGCTTTACACTCCAATGCCCAGGCTGCGTCCAGTCGGGCACGCCTAATGCGCTCGCGTACCACGGAAACCAGATCAACAAGCGTTCGTACATCCTCAGCCGCATAGACCAGCTGGGACTCGCTGAGCGCCGGTAGGCTCCAGTCGGAGCGTTGTTCCTCCTTATCGAGCTTCCGATTTAGGTAGCGCTCGACCACAACAGCTAGGCCGTTGCGCATGTTGGGGATCCCGTTTTCCAGCAACCGCGAGGCGAGCATCGTGCAATAGACGTCGCCCTCGGGGTAGATCGCGTGTTCCTGCAGCCACCCCAGATCGAACGTGGCGTTGTGCGCATACCACGTGCGCCCCGGCTTGCGGAAGAACTCCCTAAGCACCTCAACACCGGCACCGTCGAGTTCCCAGTAATCCAGAACAACGACCGGGCAGCCTGGTGCGCCGATCTGCACAAGCCTCAGGCCGCCCAACTCGGGGGTAAGGCCGGTGGTTTCCGTATCGAAGGTCAACCACGGGGAATCATCAAAAACAGCTAAGTCGGCAACAGTACGCAACATAAGTGGGTAGGTGAGTGACAGGACGGGGCGGCGGGGCCGCCACGCCCCGCCATTGAAGTACGTCGTAGGCCGCCACGCAACTAAGCCGCCACGCTGCCGTGGCGCCTAGGTGCCATCCCGCCTAGCTGCCACGCCCGCTTATTCCCACATCCGCATAGCGGCCCTGGAGGCGGCATCCAGCTCGGAGTCGGGCCGTACACCCCCAGAGCCCTCCAGGCCCTCCAGAGGCCCTCCTGGCGCGTCCTCAGCGGCCACACGACCCCGCACACCGACAGCCGCACTTCCACGCCGCCTAGCCCCCGCACCAGCCTCACCGCCGCGCCGCCTAGCCCCCGTACCAGCCCCACCGCCGCGCCGCTTAGCTCCAGTGCCGGCCTCACCGCCGCGCCGCTTAGCTCCCTCGCGTGCGCGTATAGTTTGCAAATTCTGTCCCATTGAGGCACTTTCCTTGCGCTGCAAGGGATCTGCAATGGGACACCCTAGGTCGGAATCGGAAAGTGTCCCATTGCTCAGCGTCGCTTCGGCGTCCTCGGGAGCTTGGGACGTACCAGCGGCAGGCAAAACGCCCTCGGACGTACCAGCCCCCGTCTGAGCAATGGGACACTCCCCATGTGTCCCATTGGGCTGTCCCATAGGTTTTTCCAGTGGTTTAGGGGTGTTTGGCCCCAATGGGACACCTGCAGGCATCACACCGCGTGCGCGTACGTGTGGGGGGCTAATGACCGCTCGGTAGGCATTTTCTGGTTTACCGCCTTTTTCAGTGTGCTGCTGCGTAGCAATCTCGATGAGGCCGCGCTTAAGCAGGCGCTGGAGCGATTTCCGTACTGCGCCGGTTGAGCCGCCGCAAAGCGGATCGGCGTCCAGATCACGCCTGGTACGTGTCGCCGGATGGACAATGCGCAGCCGCTGAAGCACCCGATCTGTCACCCCACTGGGCGCCGCATTGGTCGGATCAACCTCAGGCGTCCAGTCGGCCAGTGAGAACGTCAGATCGCCCTCCTGCTTTAGGAGCAGCTGCGTACCGCTCCGGCCCGAGCGCGATTTCTCGATCGTGATGATGCGAGCCGCCTGGCCCGTAAGTTCCGACTCCTCCTCGGCGGGCTGTCTAAGTGCCCAAACCTCGTCCACCGCGTCCCTGATCGCGGAAGTTCCCCTGAATCCGCCCTGTTTGTTTGCATGGTGAATCACCACAATGCTCGTCATAGGAAACAGCACGCCATTATTCCGACTAAGCCAGTAAAGAGGCGTAGCAAAATCCGACTTGTTCTCGTCAAACGCCCTACCACCACTACACCCAATAAGCGAGTCGATCACAACAAGCTGGGGTTGTACCTGCTGCATTAGCTTCACGAACTGCGCGTAGCGCTGGAGCGCCCAGTCGGTGCGGATCACCACTGGTGCGTCCGCCGGAAACTCAACCTCCTCCAGCTGCTCCTGCAGCTGCACCAGAGACTGATCGCCGTTCAGCAGCAGCACCGGCCCCTGCTCCACAGGCACCCGCTTCCCCCTCACCACGAACGGCTTGCCCGTAGCAATGTGCTTAGCCAACGTCCACGCCGACATCGACTTACCATCCCCACCAGCCCCATACAACAAAACCACCGCCGGCTTAGGCAACAAGTCGGGAATGATGTACCGCCTCTCCAGCTTCTGCTCCAACAACTCCTTAAGCGACATGGTGTCGGTCTGGGACTCGTAAGAGAGTTGGTCAATAAGCAGGCGTTCCAGGGCTTCCTTGTCTCTGTAACCGGCTTCAACTGCTAGGGCATGAAGGCGGTAGTTCATTTCCGCCGGGTTGTCGATGTCCAGAATCTCCCTGGCACGCACCACAACATCGTCAAAAGACAACCGCTGAATACTTATCTGCTGTACCTGCGTCTCCTCGACCTCCTTAAGCGTATTCCTGCTGGAGTCCTGGAATCGCTCCCTCTTAGGATCAAACCTGTCAGCCTCCTTAATGAGGCTTCCAAGCCCTGCATTGCCGGGGCGTCCAGTCCTTGCGAGGATGTGCCTCCACTTGGCCTCACAGGGATTTCCCTTGTTCCAGTCTTCATCAAACGCTGGATCAGCCGCCGACCACTCAGCCCATAAACATAGGCCCGCATCAGTAGGTAGTACCTCGGCGATCATGGCGCCAACCTGCCACCAGTAGTCTTCGCTGCCCCTACCCAGATGCGGCAGTACCGTTAGGCAGTCCCGCACAATCTCTACAAGCTCGTCCTCAGTACGCCCTGTGAAGTCAAGCCCCTTACGATTCTTAACAAGTCCCTTTACCTCCTCGGGTGTGTCCTGGGCCTTGCGTGCCCGCATTTCCGCCAGCAGCCACTCCGGCGCCGCTGGCACACAATCAAAGGAGCCACTAATTAGCGAGTACATGCCGGGTTCGGCCGTGCCGTCGCTGCTTCCTGCGTACTCGCCCGCAATGACAGCCTGCATCCCCCACAGCACCTCATACCCCTTACCGCTCTGCCTACCCGTAATACCTTTAACTTGATTACGTTCCGCCTCAGGAACACGAAACAAAAACTTAGCCGCGTTCTTCTTAGTGCTACGAATCTCCGGCGCTCCATCTAAGCTGCTGCCCCATTTCTTCCTAAGCGTTGTTAGGTTCATGTCAACATCAAGAATAACTAAGCCATCGCTACGGATGCCCGAATACACACCAACAGCCTTAAACTTATCGGGTGACTGCTCAATCAACAGCGCCACATCCGCAGGACTCAACTTATGGTAAAACGACCTTTCATAAGGTGCCTTACCCGTACTTACATCCCCATGCTTACCGAACTCCTGCCCCTTGGCGTAGATGGGCGCGTAGGCGGGGCCTACAGGCAGGGAGCGAACGAACGAAACAAGGTCAGGCAACTTAGCCATGTGCTATCCTGTAAGAGGTGAGAGAGTTGTCGTCCCCAGTTCCCGCTTGGGTTCTGGGGGCGTTTTCCACCCTAGGCCACCAGGCTGCCACGGTCAACAAAGTGCTACACTGTTGACACGGGCAGGCCCACCGCCTACCCTTCCACAGCACCGGCAGGCCCCTAGGCACCGCCACCGCACCCCAAACATCACCTCTTATGGCCCTCCTTTCCAAAAACGCTCAGGATGCCGTCGCCGGATCAGGCGGCGGTTACCTCAATCCCACCAAAATCGCTTCCGGTTCCGCCGTCCGCTTTGCCCTTCTTAGCGACGAGCCCCTGGAATACTACGAGCTTTGGGCTGACGGCCCGGATCAGAAAGCCAAACCTTTCCGCTTCGACGCCGAACCGAGCCCCGACGACATCGCTGCAGCACTCGGTGACGATTACACCCGCCGCATGAACCGCGAGGGCACCGGCGTGGACCCCATCAAGTTCGGTATGGCCCTGCCTGTCTACGCCTTCGATTCTGGCGAAGTCAAGATCCTCTCACTTACCCAGAAGTCGGTCATTCGTGAACTTGACGCGATCTCTCAGACCGAGGATTACGAGGACATTCTTGCTACCGACTTCACTCTCGGTAAGGAGGGTAGCGGCCTAAACACGGAGTACAAGCTGCTTCCTGTGCCCCGCAAAAAGGGCGCACAAGCCACAATCGAAGCCGCTTGGGTAGAAGCCCAAGCAGCCGGATTCGACCTCTCCCGGCTTATGACCGGCGGCAATCCGTTCAAGGCCGACGCCTAAGCTGTCTTAGCGGTCCCCTCCCCGGTCATGCCCCGGCGCTGTCCGGGGCTTTTTCTTCTTTGGATGCCGTGTCGCTCGATCTAAGTCACCTCGCCACTTGGACCCTGGAGCGCGACGACGTTTCCGACCCAAACGGTCGCATTTACCGAGACACTAAGGGGAACATTTACCACTCCGTAACCCGTATCCTTAAAGAGACTTCCGACAGCAAAGCCGCCCTAGAGGCTTGGGTAGCCCGCCTAGGCGTAGATAAGGCCACGCAAGAACGTGATACGGCCGCCGAACGTGGCACCCGCACCCACAACGCCGCCGAATACGTCCTCCGCACAGCTAAGCGGATGGCCGAAGCCACGGCTAAGAAGAAAGGTTCTGGGTACACCAGCAAGGAAGGACTTGTCTGCACTCCTGCTCCACTCACTGCCTGGGCACTACGACAAGTGATGCCATCCGCCCCCAAAGTCGGGCTTAGTGCAGCAGGCTATCGCCGCAGTCTGCTCAGCTGGATTGAAACTAACGTTACCTGCATACACGCAATCGAGTTTTCGGTACATCACCCCATCGGCTTCGCTGGTACAGCCGACTTCCTAGGCAACGTCAGCGGTAAGGGGCCGCTGATCGTGGACTGGAAAACCTCCTTCAACCGCCGTTCCGAACTCCTGCTCACCGACTACTGCGACCAGCTGGGCGCCTACTCCCTAGGTCTTCACCATCTGACCGGCCTACGCCCGCAAGGTGGGATTGTCGTGGTTGCCCGTCGTGTAGGCCCCCCAGACATCCGCGAGCTAAGCGCCCTGGAACTGCGCGGCGCCGAAGCCCGATTCCTAGACCGCTGCACCGACTACTTCGACAACCTGCCACTCCCTACACCGTCCTAAACTTATGGCCGACAAAACCATCGAGTTTGACGTAGAGAGTCTAATTGGAAACCTAAGTCCTGTAGAACTTACGCAGGTAGAGTATGCGGGTGCTAAGGCCTTGCAGCGGCTCGGCTATGAGCTGAAACAGAAGGCCACCGAGCTTATGGCCGCTACATTCCGCGATCCCGTCCCCTTCACCCTTAGCTCCCCCCGCTACGCAGCCAACGGCTTGGAGCTGCGCATGTTCATTCGTCAGGAGCGCACCGGCAGCGCCGGCCAAGACCCCGCTAGGTATCTATACCCGGTAAGTACGTCAGGAACAACAGGCAGCAAACCCGCCTACCCAACCACATTTACTCGCGGCTTGCGTCACGAAGGCATTGTGGGCGAGTCGTACTTCCCCATACCGTGGCGAGAGGGGCGCGGCGTACCGGCCCCTAACTCCTATGGCAACATTCCTGGTAGCTTCTACCGCGAGACACTACGCGGCCTCAGACGCCAAGGTGCCGCTGGCGAGAAACGCACTAAGCAATCGGGTTGGCAGTATTTCAGTATTCCCGATCGTAGTGTTGGGCCGAACATCCGAGGAGGGGCTGCCCTACAGCGTCAGCCAGGCATCTACCGCGTAAAGAATCGTGACCTCCAGTTCCTGTTCGGTTACGCTCGCCGCCCGCCCATCGTCCCCACGATCTTCGACTGGAACGGCCTAATCACCGAGCAGTCCAACGCCCTTCTCCCCAACCTCCTGCGCCTGGAACTCGACCGCGCCACCCGCTAGGCCGGCTTAGCAGCTAGGCCACCACACCAGTAAGCCCTAATGTTGCGAAATCTTACGGGCCTGGTTGCCCTGCTCCGACTTAGCCTGTAGTATTCCGTCGTTGCCCACCACAACGCCGCTTACCCATGACCTCTATCGCTGCTCTCCGCGCCCAGGTGCGCAAAGCCGACGCCGCCTACCGCGCTGGCCGCCCCCTCATGCCCGACGACGCCTTCGACGCGCTCATTGACGAACTCCGCAGCGTGGCCCCCCACGCCCCCGAACTCCACGCTCCGGGTGGCACGCAACCCAACACCCCCGCACCTTCCCCCGTGCCCATGCTCAGCCTGTTCAACGCCCGCCCCGAGGACCGCGCTAAGCCGTTTCCCCGTCAAGCGGTAAGGGGGTGGCTGGCCACGCTGCCTAATTCCGGCATCGTTGTGCAGCCCAAGATTGACGGCGTGGCTCTGGCCTGCCACTACGACAACGGCCGCCTCATCGCCGCCCACACCCGCTCCGGCCGCTGCGCCTTAGCCCTCGCGGAACTCGTCCCCTCGATCCCCTCGACCATCAGTCAGCTTTGCCCTACGGAAGTGCGGGGCGAGTTGTGGTCCGCCGACCATAAGCAGGCCACGCCCGCCGCCGCCCTGCGCCGCAAAGTCCCCAACGCCGAGGGCCTCACCTTTACCGCCTACTCCCTTACTTCCGGCATCCCCGACGATGCTGAATCCGAGTTCGACACCCACCACTACCTCGACCGCTGGGGCTTCGACCTCGCCGACTCCCTCCTGGCCACCCAACTCGACCAGATCGCCACCCTCTACCTCCGCTGGTACGCCAACGACCTCTTCCCCCAGTGGCCCACCGATGGCATCGTCCTCCGCGCCGCGTACCTCGCCGACCAGCAGCAACTCGGCACCTCCACCTACGCCCCCCACGCCCTTCTGGCCATAAAACGCTAAGCAGCAACGCAACTAGGCCCCTAAGCACTCAAGCGTGCTCCCGCCTACGCCGCCGCCAACGTCTGTAGCTCATCCACACCCCATGCTGTCAGCATTCGCCGCCTGCGCGACCTCCTCCTAAGCCTCATTGCCCCCTAGGCCGCTGCGCACCTAGGCAGCCACACAGCCACACCGACCTACGCACACTCCAAACCATGACAACCCTCCCACCCACCAACACCCCCAACCCCCCTATCCACCTATCTACCCAACTGCTTGGCCACCTACGCGCCGACTGGTCCGTACCCCTCCGCACCACCGCCTACCGCCTGGCCCGCCCCCTCGCCGCCCTCTACACCGCCGGCCTAATCGCTAGGCAGCTAAGCAACTTGGCCGCTAGGCGAATTGGCGACTTGGCCGCCAAGCTGCCACGCCCCTAGGCCGCAACGCACCCACGCACTTACGCATCCCTGCGACCTACCCCTACCTCTCAGCTGAATCCGCCGGCCTCCTAAGGCTCTACGGTCCCGACTCCGGCCTTATGGAAACCGACGCTGCCTACAAAGAACGCCGCCGCTTCCAAGCCGCCTACTTACGCACCGCCATGGCCCTGGCCCGCGACGGCATAAGCAGCGCCGCCTTCCCAGCCCTCTATCGCAAAGTGGGAAACCTGCCACCAATCCACGGCGCTGGTCCGTGGGAACGCCTAAGCAACATCGCGGACAACCTCTTCACCATCGAACCCGATCCCCCAACCCTTGACGAAGCTAAACAGGCCGACAATCGCTTGACCTCCAAGCTCAGTACCATGGACGCCGTAAGCTGCTCAGACGTAAGCACACTTCGTAACTACATCTACACGCTTAGCCCTAAGAGCTAAGCTGGACACGCTCCAACGCAATTAAATCCTCTCATGGCACTTGAACACCGCACTGTCCTCCTTAACGGCACCCAGTTCACCTTGGGGCAGAAGTACCGCGATACCGTTCTCGGCATCGAAGGCGTGGCCGTTGCCAGCGCTACTTATCTGACAGGCTGCGATCAACTCCAGTTGGCGGCACGGGACGCCAACGGGATGCCCTACAGCCAGTGGTTCGATGTCACCCGCATCGAAGGTGTGACCGTCCAGGAGCGTCCCGGCGGCCCTGGCCCTGACATCACGATGCGGCACCCCGCCTGACCCTCACGGCCCGCCGGGAGCCCATCCCGGCACACCACACCACCACACCACGCCCCCAATACCACCTCCACCACCATGGAAACGCCATGAGCACCAATCACCGCGCCACACCGGACGAGTGGGAAGCCGTTCAGTTACACGCCGATCCCAACGCCTACTGTCACCGGGACTCGTGCATCCTGGAGCTGCACTACCGGGTTGAAGCCCTGGAGCGGCTCCAGGTGGTGCCCGAGATGGACACCCTGCGCCGGGCGATCCGGGAGCCGATGGAGCAGCCCACCCCACCCGCCCAGCCTGCCCCGGCAACCCAGCGGGCCCAGCGCCTGCTGGACGAACTGGAGGAGGGCGGACTGCCCGCCGTGCTGCGCCATCTGGCGGCGGTGCATCTGGCGGCGGTGTGGAAAGTTGACAGTTGCTTGCTGCTGGAGCGCCTGGCCGCCGAGCTTGAGGGACGGTATCCGGCTCTACATGGACGAGCCGATGGTCAAGCCACGGGCCAACACTCGTGAACCAACCCAACTGGCGCCGGTTCAGCCAGATCGCCTTCACAGTCGAAGCCGCCGCCGAGCTGGAGGGCCGGGAGGTGGAGCAGTGAGCCAGTCACTCTCCCCCGCCGCGCAGGCGCTGGTCGCGGCATTTGATGATCGATACGAGAACTGCGGTTCCTTTGACGACAACTGGCAGGAGCTGTGCATCGCCGCTCTCCTGCGTCACCTGGCAGCAGTCCACGGGTGGAGCGCGGTGCGGCCTGAGCAGCTGGAGCGCCTGGCTGCTGAGCTGGAGGCCACATGATCAACCACACCACATGGGCAGATGTTGCGATGCAGTTGATCTGGCTTTTGCCTGCTTGTTTGTATATCTGGAGAATAACAAAATGAACACCTACCACTCTGCAACCATGGCCGACCTGACTACAACAGCAACATTTCAAGATCGCATGTTTGAACGTGTGCGCGAATCCCTATCGGAATTGCTAACACCGGAAGAAGCCAAAGCATTGGTCGATAAAGCTATTGAGCAAAGCCTGTTTCAGAAACAAACAGTGCGCGTTGGTGGATTCAGTGGATACGACAAAGTGCTGCCATCACGATTTGAAGAACTTGTCAAGGAGTGTATTGAGCCTATGGTTAGAACTACAATTACGGAGTGGCTTTCTGAGCACCAAGAGGAAGTAAGGGCCTCTATTCAAGGGGTTGTAGAGCAGGGTATCACTGCAACAGTTATCAAGGTATTTAAACAAGAAACGCAACAACCTATGTTCGATCTGAGCACGAAGCTACAGCAAGTAATCAACAAGTTGGGGGGGGAGTTTGATGGCTGAATGCGACAGCGCCAATCCGTATAAAGAGCACCACGACCTGATCCGTCGCCTCGCCACCGCGCTGAGTGCGCAGTACGGCCGCTACGGCGTCTGCGCCGATCTGTTGGCCGAGGCTGATGCCGAACTGGCCCAGCCGGAGCCGAAGGGGCCAACGGATGAGAAGCTGACGTTGACTTACGCCTGCGCGCAGGCGGTGCTGGATGTTTACTGGAAAAACGTGGGGATGCCTTCTGCCCTTGCCAAGGAACTTGGGTTTACAAATGCTCCGCTTGTTGCCGCCCTGCGGTCTGCTGCTGGTTGCGTACCTAAGGAAAATTGGGGTGGTGAAAATTACGCCACTGGATTTCGTGATGGAATTGCTTTTGGATGTCAGTTCTTGCACGAACTCGCCGCCGAGCTTGAGGGCGACCAATGATTAACCTCACCACCGGAATGGGTATGACTATTTACCGCGCCCTATGCACTGAACTGGCTTTGGTCCTGGCCGAGGAAGGCGCACCAGCCACCCAGCCGGTGCCTGCCCCAGCACTGGTGCCGGTGCCAGTGAGCGAGCGGCTGCCTCAGCCGGAGGATTGCAATGGGGAGGGGAAGTGTTGGTGGTTTTCGCCGCCAGCCTGTGGGCCTCACGAGATCCGCCCGTGCTGGACCTTTGATTTGGAAACATTGGAAGGGGATACCCACTGGCTCCCCCACTGGGCCCTCCCCCTCCCCGCTAAGCCGGAGGCCAGCGATGGCTGATCCGATCCGCCAGGCCATCCCAAGCCCACCGTAGTAAGCACCGCCAACAAGTACCTGCGTGCGGCAATCGAATCCCTAAGCAGCGTGGTAGCTAAGCAGCCTGGCACTTAGGCAACCACACAACAACAACAACAACATCGCCCACTTACCTCATCGCCCACTTACCCCAATGCCCCTTATCAAACCCGCCCTCCTACTACTTGCAACCGCCTTCCTATCAATGGCCGCACTAAGCGCCGCCCTCGACAAAATGACCACCCACGACTGCTTAGCCGGCAACGCCGACGCCTGTAAGCAGATGCAGCAACGTGGCAGCTAAACTGCCACGCCACCTCCCTCCCCTTACACCTTCCAACTTATGCGCGTACTTGTTGCTTGCGAGAGTTCCGGCGTGGTACGTGATGCGTTCATCGCCGCAGGCCACGATGCCGTTTCCTGTGACCTCCTGCCTACCTCTGCCCATGGTCCGCACATCCAAGGCGACCTAATTCCCCACCTAGCTGGAGGCTGGGACTTGCTGATCGCCCACCCACCATGTACCTACCTAAGCAGCAGCGGGATGCACTGGACGACACGCGGTAAGCGTGATCCTGCCCTCACCGAGGATGCCCTGGCCTTTGTGCAGCACTGCCTAGATGCGCCAATTCACCGCATCGCCGCCGCCATGGCTAAGCAGTGGGGCAGCTAAGCAGCGTGGCGACCTCACCGCCTAGCCGCCTAGGCGCCACGCTCACTTAGGACTTGCACACACTCGGTTTTCTAGGCAATCACGCCGCCTGGCCCCTTGCCCGCCTAGCCGCCACATTGGTTGGGGACTTGCAAGGGTCCGGTTTTCTTAGCATTTTCACACCCCCAAATACACACCCCTTCCCCTCTTAGGGCTGGCACGCCCCCACGTAGCCGCCACACCCCTAAGCCCCGCCCCCAAGCACATACCCCCCTAAGTCGATGGGGTAAGTGGGCTAAGCCGGCCAGGCCCCCTGGCCCATAAGTCGCTAAGCCGATCGGCCTGCCGTGGTACGCCGCCGGGGCCTAGGCGCTAATGAGAATCAGCAGCAACAACGCCAGCGTATCTCAATAAGCCCGCGCTATTGAGAATCGACCGCTCAGCCCCTGCCGCCTGGCCACATGGCCTTGTGTTACAAAGTGCTAAGCCCCCACGCTTTAGGGGGCTGGGCGTGCTAGGTCGCGTGGCCGCTTAGCCCTTGTGTTACAAAGTGCTAAGCGCCCACGCCCCCGCCTGCCTGACCCGTGTATGCTTCCAATCAAGCGGCGCTCCGTCCGCTAGGCCCCCGGCCCCTTTACCGCCTATCACTTATGACCCGCACTACAACCCTTACCGACACCCTCCCCGCACTTATCGAAAGTGCCTGCGACGGTGTGCGTGACCTGCTTGAAGTTTGGTTTATTGAGAACGAAGATACGGATTTCCCCTGCCTTAGTAATGATCTGGACTACTCCGGCTCCGTCCATCAGTTAATTGATATAACTGTGCCAATCTGGACATCCGTACTTAATGAGCTGGCCTACTTCCACCATGAAGCCGCACTGGCCGCCCTTACAGATCATTTTGGCGCTGAGTCCCTTAGCGGTGACTGGCCACGCGGACCATTCGCCGCTGGCCTATATGTTCTTATCGAGCAGGGTGTAAGCGAATGGTACGACAGCGACGGGGAGCAACTTTGGGATTCTTGGATCGAAGCCCTGAATAGCCCTACCATTAGGCGGGCCGCAATCGCTAAGGCATCCGGCCAACCAGACAGCACCGCCCACGCCTAAGCCCTAAGCCCTACCGCTTCAAACTTAGGCCGCCCCACCTAAGCGGCCTAAGCTACACTATCCCTAAACCGCCAATGCTCCCCGCCAACTACTACAACCTAAACTCAAAACAATTCTCTACTCTGTTGGGCGGTGTTGAAGCGGCGGCTATATCCGACCCCCTAGCCTATGCGCCCCTTCTCCGTTACCTAAACAAACGCACAACGTACAAAATCGGCGCGAACTACAGCAACCGCCGCCTAATCTTGCGCGGGCCTAATGCGGATTTTCTAGAGCTAACCCGCGCTATAGTCGCCTCTAAACTTGATTGCCTGGCCTACAACGCTCCAGCGTTTGAGCCGTGGTACGCCCTATATCTGAAGTTTCGCTAGGCCGCTTGGCCACCTCGCCCCTTAGCCCCCTTACCCCCTAAGTCCATGAACCCCGCCACACTCAGTAGCGCAACGATCAACGCCTACGGCCCGACCTTGCTGGCCTGTCTGCCCCCCGCCATCCTGCATTGCGCGGCGCAGTGCGTTTCTAGGGACGAGTACAAGCAGGCATTACAGCTGATCTCCTGCAAGCGGCAGGGCTCAAAGATCGCCATCTACTCTACAAACGGTCATATGCTGTTTCGGTTTGTCTTTGAGCAATCCGAGCGATTTTATCTATCCCAGGATCTACTACTGTCAGCCGATGCCTTTAAGAAGAAAGTTACCTACTCCCACTATGCTTTTATCCGTGCTGACGGTGTGGTTGAGATTCGCGGCGGCAAGGTTGCAAAGTCTGCCGCAGCCGATGCCCTGCCCCCGTCCGATCTGATTGAGGCGAAACCCTGGAAACATGCAGCAGACTGCTATAACTTCCCAGAGTGTGACCGGCTGTGGCCGCATAGCTTTAAGAATGCCCCCGGCGAGGCGATTTCAATGAATGCGACCTATCTCACCACCTTTCTAAAGATGGTCGAGTCACTCAGCCCTAACAATGTGTTTAGGTTTGAAACTAACGGCCCGCGCAATCCTGTGGCCGCATCCTGCGATTCTGCAATCCCTGGCATCACCGGCCGGCTTGAATTCCTGCTGATGCCTGTGCAAGTCCGCGACTAATCACCACCACCACCAGAGGCGATGACCATTACGCCCCCTTACCCCTAAGCCCCCTTACCCCCTAAGCCCCTTACCCCGCCATGCCTTACACCCCCTTTCACTTAGACGCCTGGCAACCCGGCTCCGGCGCCTCTTCCTTGGATAGCGCCGCCAATTATGTGGGCACCGACCTCAGCGCCTTCTACCTAGCGCCGATCCATCAAACCCGCGACACTGCCGACGCCATAAGCCGTAGCAACTGGCGCCGCATTAGTGCCGATTTAGACGCAGTGAGCCAGCACGAAGATACGGGCATCGTCCGTATAGGCCACTGGGCTTGCGGCTGGTATGAAATGTATTTAATCCATCGATCGGACGAGGCCTGTTTAATGCTGGCCGACGACATAGCCGCTAAGCTTAGCGACTATTGCGTGTATGATGAAGATGACTGGTCAGATCTTGAGAGGGAAGATGAAGAACGGGCCTACATCTATTATGTATCAAGCGACTTTACCGCCCTGCTTATTGACGCCCTAGAAGCATACGCCCCCGCCGACGCCCCGCCGTACTGGGCCGACGACATAATCACCGAGCTTCACGACGACAAGCTAAGCGCCCTGTTCTGGGACTGGTGCGCCGCTGGCACGATCGAATGGGAGCACTCCGACTACCTCCCTGACTGCCGCCTGCCTAAGCCTGCGGATATTCCCATGGCTGACCTAATCGAGCTAACCGGCCTACCCCTCCTGCACCCCGATCAGGAATGGCGCCGCGAGCCCTACCCCTGGCCCGGAGCTGAGCCGGAGCCGCTAGAGCCGCCACTAGGCCCCCTCGCCCCTTAGCCCCCTAGCTCCCCCGCCGCCCGTCCCCCTCCCCGCTTACCCCTCCCCGCTTACCCCCTCCCCCTTATGGCCCTGCCAACCGACGCCCGCTTACACCTAGCCCCACCCCTCACCGCCTCAGGCTGCCGAAACCTCTACCACGTAACCGCTAGGCATGGCGACCTAAGCGCTTATGCCGGGTGCTTCTATATTCAGACAGAACAATATCCTAATCACTACACGTTGGCACGCCCCTTAGTTAGCGAGGTATCCGCAGAAGTACGCCCCACAGAGTTAGCTCCCAATTTTGAATGGGTAAGGGAGGATAACTTAATTAGCGACCGCTTTACCCGTGTGCGTGTAAGTTGCGCGGGCCTAAGTGACGGGGAGGTTCTACAGTCAATCGCTAAGCAACTTTACACGCTTAGCCAGGAGCTTACGGCGTCGCTAAGCGCCCGCCCTAAGCAATACGATAGGGGAGCATGGCAAGCGGGCGTAATGTATTCATCCCGGCAGCCCTACACCGTAACCGCCGAGCAACTTAGCCCCCGCCAACTTACATGTTGTGATGGCGGTTGCCTAGTATTCTACGCCCGCCACAAAAGCGGTACAGAATACCGCCTAAGCCCCTATTGGCATACAGAGGAAAACCGCTGGCAATACCTACGCCTACGCGAAACATGCACAACCGGTACACCTAGGCCCCTCCCTAAGCATGTGACGGGGTGGATACTTAGCCGGTGTAAGCCATACTGATTTCCGCCTACCCCTTCCTGATTACCGCTTACCTCTCCCCGCTAAGCGGTAAGGGGGCTTAGGACTTGTAGAGTGCCGGTTTTCTAAGCCTTTTTACTTACACGCCCAAAAGACTTAGGACTTACAGGGGGTCGGTTTTCTTAGCCTTTTTACTTACACGCCCTAAGGCTTATGCGGCACAACTTACCCCCCTGCAGCTGACGCCTGGCCCGCCTAGGCGCCTCGGCCCGTAGGCCCGTAGGCTCTATTCCCTATGGGGTTAGTGGGGAATAGGGGCTAGTACGCTCATACGCCAGTATATCCGTACGGTAGTACGCCCGATCTCTAGTACGACCATACGCCAGTGCATCCGTACTAGGTAACTAAGTGTGAAGCGGTGGGGATGTATGGGGCACCGCCGTGCTACCGGCCTGGCAGTGTGGCGGCCCTAAAAAGTAGTACATTTGCACCCTAGACACCCCGTCCTAAGGGCGTTATTGTTTGCTTACCGGATCACCCGGCGCCCTTAACCCATTAATCCTGATGACCTTTACCTACTCACAGGCGCAGCTCTCTAGCTTCCCTTGGATTGTCAGTGCCGCGACCCTACGCCTTACTGATTGCGCAGTAGCCTTCAGCGATGCCTTAGCCAATATTGCCAGCATGAGAGGCGAAACCTTAGACACTTACCTAAGCATCGAAGATCAGCGGTTGCTTAATGTGGCCGCTGCGATTAGCAGCCGCTACGGATGCGAGACAATGAGTAACGTTACAGCTGAGAAGCTTCAGTGGATTCTGTGTCAGACTTTATGCGATGCCTTAAATACTATCGCCCCACTAGGTACGTATTTTGGCTCCAGTGAAGGTGACGGCGCGTGTTTCGGATTCTGGCTGAGTGATGATGCAGCAGAACTGGACGAAACGCTTAGCCTGCCTGATGATTCGGCTGCCATCGTTGGCGTCCTGCAGGCGATCGACTCTATAGGACTGTACGCAGAATCGTTCGCCGACGCGCCACTTTTTAGCGTTACGGGTGAAACACATACGAACGAATCCGCAGAGTGTGGAGATTATGCAGAGTGTGGCTGGCTAGAACCGGATGGAGTAAAACTACTGAGTGAGCAAACGTCCGAATGCTTATGGAGTTTCGCAGACCTTATACAGGCGTTCAAGTGGTATGACACCTACCCATCCTGTTACCCTGGGGAACCACGTTGGCTCACCATTAGCAGCGGCTCCGATGATGGTTTGCCTAGCTGGCAGTCGCCATGGCGGTTCGCAGCCGCCACACCCTGCGCAATCGGCGCCAGTGTGTCTGTACATCGCCCCGACAACATGCCACACAAGTTATGGCAGGCAGTGTGTGCTGCCATTGGTTATCGCTATTGAGCGCACTCAGCTTTAATTCCCCCTTACCACTGTAGCTAATCTAATGACCACCGCATCTCCCGGTTCTGTCCTTGCTGGCATCGGCGGCCCACTTGACTGTGTTCGCATCGTGCCGGGACTCCACATTGAGGCCGCTATGAACAGTGAGCCGTTCAGCTTGCCCCCGTTGCTACATGATGCCCTAATGGCAGCATCCTCTATTGACAGTGTGACCGCCGACTTGTGCTCACTCTTCAATCTTATGACGCGCAACGTGCACAATGGCGGGTACAACTATGCTGTACATTCAACCTATTTAGAGGAGTTCAGTATGGCAGTTGACATATTTTACCGGGAGAACGGCTACCGCTCCGGTGACCCGTTCTATAGCAGTGAGGCATTCGTTGTCATTGATTGCTACAAAGTCTACGCCATGGAAGATAACGACAACATAGCAGAATCGGGTCTGTTTGATACTACGGTAGGATTTTGGGTGAGTCCGGTCCGTGATAATGGCTGCCAGGCAGCCTTAGATTCATTGAATGACAGACTTAGCAGCGGTTACTCCTCGTACCCTTGCGGTGAACTTGAGGATCACATAGACTCTCCTATCACATACCACAAGGGCAGGTATTTAGCCCGGATAAAGGGTATACCCTACCTCTGTAAAATCGAGCCTATTGAGCCATACTACGGCGGCTGAGCATAGTCTACACTCACAGCCCCCTAAGTTTAGGGGGTCTTTTAGTGCTTGCCATTGGCAGCTCGGCAGCTCGGCAGCTCGGCAGCTCGGCAGCTCGGCAGCTCGGCAGCTCGGCAGCTCGGCAGCATACAACGCTACTACATTATTAACCTAGGGTCCTTCCAGCCTAAAGGCTTGCGAGGTGTTT